TTAGGATAAAATTATCAATATAATAAACATTATATTGATAACATTCCCTAGGGTACTACAAAGTTATGTAAACTAAAGGGAGGTTATTTATCAACTTTTTATGTAAATTATTTTAAAAAACACCCCTTAGCTCATCCACTCCCACGATAAAAAAACAAAAACTCGAATAACTCTACTCTCTCATAGCTTTCCAACAATAAAAATAACAATTTTTACCAATTCGTTAAAATAAAACATTAAATTAACTCTAACCCAGTATTATCAACCACTTCAAGGATTGTACGACATATTAATTAGTTGGAAATAGGAAAACAAAGTCAATAAAAATAGTAAATAAAAAATCTGAGAATTTCTTGAAATATAGGCAAAATTTGATAAAATAGCTGCGAAATTCGCAGATATTCGTAAAAATATGTAAATATTTCCAAGAAGGATAAAATTGATAAAGGGTGGGCTAATTAAAAAAAAGGGAGAAGAATTATTTCCAGTAAAGGTAAAATAAGAAGTACAACCAATGCCAACTAATTCTTCTTGAAAAGGTACGGGAAGGGGGGAGTAGGTAAAAAACTGAGAGTAGGATAAAAATGGGGGAAGGGTGTAACGCCTACCCCCATATAAGAAAATAATAAAAAACAATCATTGGAGAAAAAAGTTAGATAAAAAAAGGTTAAGAATAAAATTCAAATTTTTTTTCTCTTTATATATTATTTATATATTATTTATATATTTATATATAGGAAAAATTCGAGACTGGGAGACATACTCTCCCAATGGATACCAGTGTTGTCTTTTTGACATTATAGGCTTTTTTGTACATCGACTGTAGGCTTTTTTGTACACCCACTATAGGCTTTTTTGTACACCCACTATAGGCTTTTTTGTACACTTTTTAAAAAAATCTGACAAAAAAGTTTGAAAACCATAGGCTTTTTTGTACACTTTTTTAAGAAATTTTAAAAAAAGTATTGACATTGGAAAGGAAATATGTTATACTTAATATAATGAATAAAAGAAGTAGGTGATTGAAGTGTGAGCAGGGACAGAAAAATGGTAATGTTCCCAAGTAGTAAAGAATTCATAGAGAACAAGAAAATATCAGATAGAACATATGCATGGTGTTTGTTAAATGGTTCATATAATGAAAGTGGTATATATATAGATAAGAATTATAACAGTGGAGCAAGAGATTTGGGAATAGACAGAAGAACATTCAAGAAAAGACTACAAATTCTTATTGAAAATGGGTATATTGAAGAAAGAGAAAACTGTTATGTAATACCTAGAAAAGAGCTTCAATATAAAAGATATATATATAGAGACATAGCTGAAGGATTATATAATTCTGGAATGGAGAACATTATAAAATTATTTATTGTTTTAAGTACTTATCATGACAGATATAAAGGAAATCAAAATGAAGATTTTTCATATAGATTATTATTAAAAAGGATAGGGCTTCCATATGAGAATAATGATAAGAAAGAAAACAATAAGATTAAGAATATGTTAGATAAATTAGTTGAGCTTGGTTTATTAGAATATGAAAGAAGTCCAAGATATAATTCAGACAACTTTGGAGCAAAACAATTTGTAGTAACAAGAATAGGAGATTAAAATGTGTTATTATTGTAGAGAAGGATATGACATATTAGACAAAGAAAAAGAGAAGCTGGTGTTTATGGGTAGAGAGCTACCAGTGAAAATATCTGATTTTTCAGGAAAAGAATATGAAAAATTAAAATGTATGTTATATAGAAAAGAAGACAATAGAGTTGTATTATCAATGAGTGATTATAAAGGTTGTCAATATATAGAGATTAATTATTGTCCAATGTGTGGAAGGAAGGTTTAGAATGGAAAAATTGTTTAATAAGATAGAAGAATGGGAAAATTACAATGAAGAAATTTACAATGACAAAGAAAAATATATGATTATACCATTATCGGAATATAATGAATTAAAAGATAAAGAAATCAAATTTAAGGAACTAATAAAATATATAAAGGAGAATGTTATATGAGAATTTTAGGAGATACAAATAAATCTACTTATCTTGATTATCTAATTGAAAGTTATGAAGATAAGATTAAAGAAGTAGATAAACTTAAAAAAGAATTATTAAAAGATATTAACAGGATTAACATAGCAGAGTTTGAAAATATGAAAGAGAACAAAATATTAAAAGAATGGGTAGATAAAATGGCTGAATTTTTATTTAACGAATATTATCAAATGACATATGTTAGTGAGGAACAATTTAATGAAAGGAAAAAGGATATAGTAAAATGGATATGTGAAGGGAGAGAAGATTAACATGTTTTTTAGAAAAATTAAAAATGAAATAGGAGAAATTAGGGATAGTTTGTGGCTTCACCGTGAAGCTAGTATAACAAGAGACAAAAAACTTGAAGAAAGAATTATAGACTTAGAGAGCAAAGTTGATTTGCTTAAATTGAATAGTGTATGTTTGTCAGATATGAAAGTAATATTTGAAGAGTTAGCTAGAAAAGAGTTATCAGATATAAATTCTAACCTTGATAGAGCTTCTATATTTTATGAAACTAAAAATGAAGAAGGAACAACTTATCATGACTTTTATTTAGCAGTTAATAATACAGATATAGAAATTTATTCAGATTTAAAGCTAATGAAAGAATATGAATTTTCAGAAGTAAGTAGTCAAGCATTGAAAAGTGAAGTTATAAGAAAAGCATTTGTACTATATCTAGCAACAAAGATATTAAAAGATAGAGTAGGATTAATAAAGGACTTAATTGGGATAAAATGCAATAGTGCTTATATGAGTGTTGAAGACAAAAAAATGGAGATATTAGAAAGGATTGGTAAATAATGGAAGAATATGTACATTTATCTTTAGAAACTTACAATAAGCTAATGGAAGATAATAAAGTTTTAAAAGCTTTTTCTCAAGATACTGAATATTATGATAAAAATGGAAAGAAAATTGAAAGTTTTTTTATTAATGAGTATGAAAGAAAAGAAAAAGTTGTAGAAATAGATATTAGTGAGCTTAGTAAAATATTTGATATTGATAGAATAGTTCTTAAAAATATTAACAATAAGGTGGTAGAATGGATTTAGTTGAGATTAAAGACCTTTTAAAGACAGAAAAGATAAAAGGAGATATGTATAAATGTGATTATATAGGAAAACCTTTATTTATTGAAGAAGGTGACTATATTAGAACAAAAGAACATGGTTGGCAACAAGTGAAGAAGGTGGTTAAAAAAGATAATGAAGTCCATTATTGTATCAAAGTGAACAAGATTGGGTTTATAGATATTTATCCATTAGAAATTATAGAATTTGAAAAGATAGTAGGTGATTGAATGGTGTTATTATTTGGAATATTAGATATTTTAGATATGCTAATATGCTGCTTTTGTATATGTACTGGAATAGCATATGTTCCTTATAGCTTTATAAGGTGCATTAGATATATATATTATAAGATAAAAAGGAGAATAGCAAATGAACATAATTAAAGAAGGAAAGATAAAGATAAAAGAAAGATATAAAAAATGTCATATATGTCAATGTGAATTTATATATGACTGTATAAAAGATAGAGAATATGGAACAATAGATGGGTATGAGATACATGATTGTGTTAAATGTCCAACATGTGGAGTTCTTATGCCAATGTCTATATTTGATAAAAGAGTAAAGGAGAAAAATACAAAATACAACATTAATAAAAATAAAGATTGTAATATTTCTATTAATGAGAATGGGGGAAAAGAAAATAATGGAATTAGATAGTGGTAGAATTGAAGATTTATTATGGGGATATGAAATGAGTGTAAATACTAGAGAGTATGGAAATATTGAAGTTATTAGTGTAGAGGATTTAATGGATGATATTATACCTGGAATTATTGATATGATAAATGAAGGAATTGATAATAAAATTGAATTAATTTAAAAAAAAGTATTGACATTTGAGAAGATTTGTGATATAATGTAAGTATAGAAAGAAAAAGGAGGTAGAAAAAATAAAATGAAAGAAAATATTAAAATATTATGTGAAAGTGGAGAAGTAGTAAATAAGAACATTGATAGTGAACTTGGTTTTTCCATTAGGAAACTTTTAATGGAAAATTCAGTAGAAAGTGTAAGGGAGCTAATTAAAATATTCAATGACTTTGGAGTAGAGTTAGACAATGTAAGGGGAGTAGAATTCTCTAAAGGAGAAGAAAATGGATAATATATTTAATTTCTTTATGTCAATGTTTGGAAGTATAATTAGCTTCATAGTTATAGTATTACTTATTGGTGGTGTTCTTTTATTACCTTTACTTTTCAATGGTGGTTGGATTATGTATATTCCATTGGGTTTATTTATTATAGGTTCAATAGTATGTATATTTGAAGACAAAGATAAAAAAGACAAGTAACGGGGTGAAAAGAATGTGTGAAGTTGGAATTAATAAGGGTTGTAAGAATTGTCCTTATCTATATAATGAAGAGTTTTGTCTAATGGAAGATACTTATATAGATAATAATAGGGAAGTTATAGAAATGGAGATTGAAAATGAAACAATTAAAATTAATAGAGTTTATAAAAGACCATAACAACTGGGAAGAACTTTTACAGCAAGAACCATATTGTTTAAAAATTAAAAGAGACAATAATTATATAATATTTAATTACAATCAAATTATGTCTGACTTCTCAAATTCAATAGTTAAGGAAGCTAGGGGAATTATTTTAGAAGACAAAACATATAGAGTAGTATGTTTTCCATTTATGAAATTCTTTAATGTACAGGAACCAAATGCTTCTCAAATTGATTGGGAGAGTGCTAGAGTTCAAGAAAAAATTGATGGGTCTTTAATTAAAATATGGTGGGATAATGGTTGTTGGAATGTATCCACTAATGGTTGTATAAATGCATTTGATTGTGAATTACCTAATAATTTAATTTATAAAAACTTTGGAGAATTGTTTTTTGCAGCTCTCCCTGATAGAGAAATATTTTTCTCTGGAAATCATGATTATACTTATATGTTTGAATTAGTATCACCATATAATAAAATAGTTATTGATTATCCTGAGCCAAAGATATATCATATAGGAACGAGAGATAATAGAACATTTGAAGAATTAGAGATAGATATAGGAATTGAAAAACCAAAACAGTATGATTTAAAAACAGAGCAAGAAGTTAAGGAAGCAGCTGAGAAATTGCCTTATAATGAAGAAGGCTATGTAGTAGTAGATAAATATTGGAATAGAGTAAAAATTAAATCTCCTTCATATGTAAATGCACATAGATTAGTAAATAATCATGTTATAAACAAGGAAAAAGTGTTAGATTTAATAAGAGCAAATGAACAAGGAGAATTTTTATCTTATTTCCCAGAATATAAAGAAGTTTTTAATAAAGTTGAAAAAGAACTTAAAATTTGGAAAGAATATTTAAAGTTAATAGAATGTTTTGTAAATGAAGTTAAAAATAAGTTAGATAGAAAAGAATTTGCTTTAATTATACAAGATATTTTCTCTTATGATAAAACATTTGCTTTTCAATTATATAATGGAATAGTGAATAATTCAGGAGAATATATAGAAAAGCTAACAAACAAAAAGATTATAGAAAGGATAGAGTTATATGACTAATTTTTATATGTTAGTAGGATTACCAGGTTCTGGAAAATCTAACATAGCTAAAAAAATGAAAGAAGAAAATCCTAAGATACAGATTTTTTCTTCTGATGAATTAAGAAAAGAATTATGGGGAAATGAAAATACACAAGGAAATAATTCTGTATTATTTAAAGAATTGCACAATAGGATAAAATTCTGTTTAGAAAATGGTGTTGACTGTATATATGATGCAACAAATATTTCTTCAAAAAGAAGAATGGCATTTCTAAATGAACTTAAAAAATTTAATGATTTAAATAAAACTTGCATATTTGTTTTAACTAGTATTGAGAAATGTTTTAAGAACAATAAAAATAGAGAAAGAAAAATTCCTGAAGAAGTAATTAGAAATATGTATCTTAGATTTGAAATACCACAGTATAGAGAAGGCTGGGATAATATTATAATAAAAAGGCAATTTGACAGACAAAGGGATTATCTAAAGAATATGGATAAGTTAAGGAAAATACCACATGACAACCCACACCATTTATTATCTATTGGAGACCATATGTGTGCATGTACTGAATATGTAAAGAAAAATTATGCACTTAAAATAAATACTTATATGTTAAGAATTCTGTTTGAAGCAGCTTTCTTTCATGATATAGGAAAACCATTTACTAAAGTATTCAAAGATAGTCAAGGTAATGATACAGACATAGCTCATTATTATGGACATGAAAATGTATCTGCCTATTTGTATTTGCTATATTGTTCTAGTAAAGAATTAAGAGAAGAACAAGAAATAACTTTATATGTGGCTGATTTAATTGGTTTGCATATGAGAATGTTCAACATAGTGAAAGAAATGGAATTAGGAAACTATCAACCAAAAGAAAAATTAATTAAGTTGATAGGGAAAGAAAAGTATAATGCTTTAGTTTTATTAAATCAAGCTGATATTGCTTGTAGTTAGGAGAGAGTATGAATAAGATTATAGGTTTATTTGGATTATTATGTGGAGTTTTATTTGTTATTGCATTTGCTATGGGATTTAGTGGATTAATAGCATGGGGAGTTGGTAATGGAATTATATATTTATTTGGATTATCTGCTACCTGGACATATTGGCAAGGTTGTGTGACAGGAATGATATTATATGGAATTGGTTGGCTATTTGGACTATTAAAAAATGATAAGAAAGGAGATAATTAATGGAAACACTTATGAAATGTGGGCATGTAGCTATGGCACATGATATTAAAGGCAATCCTTATTGTATAATTTGTGATTGTAAAGAAGTAGCCGAAGAATTACCTTCATTGGAAGGAAGAATGGCAACATGTTCTTATTGTGGACATGAAGAAAAATCAAGTTATGATTTACCATTTTTTGAGTATCGTAAAGATAAAAAAACAGATGAATATTATTGTGGATGTAAAGGATGGGATTAAATTAGAATAAGGAGATGATTGAATGCCAAAAATTATTTTAATATCTGGGAAAGCCAGAAGTGGTAAGGATACATTTGCAATGTATTTTAGTGCAGAAGCTAAACTACATGGTAAAAGAGTACTTACTATAAAATATGGAGATATTTTAAAATTTATATGCAAAGAATATTTTGATTGGGATGGTATAAAAGATGAAAAAGGAAGAACCCTACTACAACAAATAGGAACAAATCTATGTAGAGAAAACAATCCTGATATATGGGTAAATTGTGTAATTGAAATAATTAAAGGACTTCAAAGTAATTATGAATATGTATTAATACCAGATGCTAGATTTCCTAATGAAATAAGAAAATGGTGGCAAACAGATTTTGATAGTATTACAGTCAGAATTGAGAGAATGAATAAAGATGATACAGAATATGATAATGGATTAAGTGAAGAACAAAAACAACATCCTAGTGAGACTGAATTAGATGATTGGATTTTTAATTATCATGTTTACAACAAATATGTAACAGACCTACAAAATGCCGCACGAGGAATTTTTAAAGAAATGGAGAATATGTAATATGAAAAAAATATTTGTTTCTTCTCCTTTAGCAGGGGACTATGAAAATAATATAAAAAATGCACAGAAATATTGTAGAGAAGTGTTGCTTCAAGGATATATGCCATTAGCACCACATGTTTATTATACTAACTTTCTTGAAGAGAATAATGAAGTAGAAAGGCAATTAGGAATGGATATGGGATTAAGATGGCTTGCTGAATGTGATGAAATATGGGTATTTAATCAAAAGGGGATTTCTAAAGGTATGCAAGTGGAAATTGATATGGCTACTAAATTAAATATACCAATCAAATATATGGAGGATAATAAAAATGGATAAAACATATAAAGATATATGGTATGACATAAAGGAAGAGCTTATTGATATTGCAAGGTGGACACCTACAGTTAGTTTGCCTAAACTTATAGATAAAATGGAAGTTTATGAGAAGTTAGTAAAAAATGACAATAACCGAGAATAGGGGGTTAGTTAATGAAAAATAAAACTGGTAAAAAATTACTTGAGAAGAGATATGGAAAAGGTTGTTTTATGGAAAGGGCTGGAATTAGAGAAATAACTCCAGAACAAGAAGCTGAATATAAAAGAACTATTCGTGGATTTAAGAAACTAGATAGAACAATAACTTATCACCATATAAGAGAAAAAAGAAATGGTGGGAAAGTGTCTATTGAAAATGGAGCTAATTTAGCTGCTTATAATCACCAATGGTTTAATACTCAACCACCAGAAGTTCAAGCTAAAATTAATAATCAATTACAACAATTTAAATTTAAAATTGATATGGTAAGAATGGCTGTAGGAGATGATGGATTAGAGTTTGATAAGATAAATGTAGATGTTGATATGAGTGATACAATTGAAATACCAGTTTATGACAACTCTGTTCTTGAAGAAAAAGAATTTAAAAGACCTAAATTTAATAGAGCACAAGTAAAGAGACAAACTCAAAGACTAATTGAAGAAGATATTGAAGATTGGGAAAGGTGATTAACTAATGCAAAAATTACAGCAATTTTATGTATTAAAGTTTAATTCTGGTAGATTAAAAAAAGATAATTATAATATTAATATCAATATGAAAAATGCAAGAAAGAATGATGAGCTAATAGCATTAGGAGATAATCAAGTTTTAAGAGCTATTAGAAAGATAAAAGGCAAAAATATAGATTTTGATTTTATAAATGAACTTTTCAAAGAAAGAAGAAGACTTACTAGAAGAAGAAATTGTATTGAAAACAAAAATAAGATTTTACAAATTGATAAAGATATAGATAATCTCTTATTTATTCCTGAATATGTGTCTGTTGTTATAGAAAAGCATAGTCATTACAAACATATAATAAAACATAAATTGGTAATAAATGGTAAAAATTATGTAAGACTTCTTTGTGGAGCTGGTAATGCTCGTAGAAACACAGTGTTTTTTGTTCAAGAAGATATTTATGAAGAACTAGATAAAATATTGAGAAATGGACATAAGGATTTAAAAATAACAGAAAGTAAATATAATGCTTATTATGCATTGTCTAATAGTGCTACTTATAGTGTTAGTGAACCAAGAGTATGTGTTGTCCCTGATTTAGAAATCAAAATGACTAAAAAGGTAGATTGGGTTACAGAACAAGAACCAGATGATACTATTGAAGAGCTTGATAAGGAGCTTACATTTAATTTATGGGATGGAATGGGAATATGTTCTCCAGAACTTGCTAAAAAATGGTCTGAAGATTTAGATTTAGATTATATTCCTTGTTCATTTTGTATAAGAAATTATTTTGTTAAAGGTATGGTTTGTGTATTTGATTTTCATAAGTTTTCAAGAGAAGTGGCTGGAAAACATACTATAATAGATTTATATGGCAATGAAGTAGATACTGATAATATAGATATGATTATTACTGAAAGTCAATTTAAATTATGGAAAGGTTATGACAGTTGGCAACATTATTTGGATTGTTGCAAAGAGAATGATGGAAGGTGGGGAGTTACTAAATTTACTCCTAAAGAAGATAAGACAGCTGTATTTACTAATTATCAATTTTTGCAAGTATTGAATTTAGATACTCCAGAAAAAATTGAAGAATTATGTAAACCAACTGTCAAATGGTTAGATGATATAACAAGTCAAAATGCAGATTATACATTGCTTTATCTTATGGGAAGTGTATGTGACAGGGATTTAACATTATTAAGTAAAGAAGACCTTTTGGATTTGTTTAATTCTTTAGACCCTATTGTAAGAGCTTTAATATTAAATAGAGATTTGATAAATGATACTTATATTAAGACAAAGGTGGCTCGTTATTTAAATGCTAAAATTAATGAGAGTTATATTGGCAAACTATTAGTCAATGGAAATTTTCAAACCATGTTAAGTGACCCTTATGGACTTTGCGAACATATATACGGAATGGAAGTTAAGGGATTATTAAAAGAAGGAGAACATTATAGTCAGTATTGGAATAAAAGAAATATAAGTACTGTGGTAGCTATGAGAGCTCCATTAACGTGGAGAAGCGAGGTAAATACTTTGCACTTGCAAAATAATGATAAAGTAAATGAGTGGTATAAATACTTATATAGTGGAGTTGTATATAATGTATGGGGTGTAGATACAATGATAGCAGCAGATAGTGATAAAAATAAATAAGTTAGTCACTTATTAATAGTAATATTAATAAAAAAATCAGGTGAACCTAGAAATCTAGGGTGTCAGAGAAATCTGGCTAACGGTAAAAGCCTAAGTTATATTAATAAAAATAAAAATATGAAAAGAGGTGAGATTTGTGAATGAATATTATGTTTATGAATGGTTTAATATAGATACTGGAGATGTATTTTATGTTGGGAAAGGAAAAAAAGACAGATGGAAAAGTCTTAAATCTAGGAGTAAGGCTTTCAAAGAGTATTACAATTTTCATAATTGTGACGTAAGGAAAATAAAGGACAATATGAGAGAAGAGGATGCTTATGCTTTAGAAAAAGAAACTATTTTAAGATATAAGAATATTTCTACTGTTCTATGCAATATAGATGATGGTGGAAGAGCTTTACCAATATTGAATGGGAAAGATAATCCTATGTATGGAGTTTCTCCAAAAGAAAGAATGAGTGAAGATACTTATAAAGAATGGAAATTTAAACATACTTTAATTACAGGAGATAAAAATCCAAATTATGGAAAACATACATTAAAAAATAAATATAGGATGAATAAAGATGAAGCTTTAAGAAGACAAAGTAGACCTGGTGCTCAAAATGGAAGAGCTGTTCCTGTAAAAGTATATAATGAAAAACATGAGTTTGTTAGGGAATTTTCATATATTGGGGAAGCTTGTGATTATCTTATAGAAATAGGAGCAACTAATAGTTCTAAAGATAACATAAGAGGTGGAATATGGAAAGCAAATAAAAAGAGGTCTTTATATTTAAAGCATTATTTTGAATATTAATATAATATGGTAATACCGTGCCAAGCCCAGAAGGGAAGGTGTAACGACTAAGGGTGATGAGTGTAGCCCTGTAGCTTTAAGGTGAAAGTCCTTATTGCGAAGTGCCTGACAGCCTATTAAAGGTTGAAGAGATAGTCTAATCTGAGGTTTGAAATAAAACCTGTTAAAATATTGCGAAAGCAACAGTAGTAAATGTATGATGGAGATATAGTATTTACAACTAACAATAAAATTATGATAGAAAATACTTTTGGTGGAAATCCCATAACATACCAAAAGAAGCCAACTGAAAAGAAATATATAAATACAAAAGATTTATATAAAGCTGACTTATTATCTTTTGATAGTAAAATTGGTTATATAACGAATTGTAGCACTACGCTTTATAGTATGCTCCCTTTGTTTGAAGAAGGAAGTAAAGAATATAATACTATAATGCATAGATTGAAGGAGTGTAGAGTTGCACAAGGAAATGAAATCGATTAATTGCTAGTCGCCTAGTATAGTAATATACTAGTGAAAATCAGGTGAACCTAGAAATCTAGGGTGTCAGAGAAATCTGGCTAACGATGAAAGTCTAAGAAAGGATTTTTATGAAAGAAATTTGGAAAGATATAAAAGATTATGAAGGATTATATCAAGTAAGCAATTATGGAAATGTAAAAAGTTTAGAAAGATATATAAAAAACAAGAATGATAAAATGCAATTTTATAATGAAAAAATATTAATACCTAATGATAGCAAAGGATATTTAAAAGTTACATTATCTAAAAATAATAAACAAAAAACTTTTAGAATTCATATATTAGTAGCCAAAGCTTTTGTACAAAATCCAGAAAATAAACCAGAAGTTAATCATAAAGATGGGAATAAGCATAATAATCATGAAACTAACTTAGAGTGGAATACTAGAAGTGAAAATGAAAATCATGCATATAAAAATGGTTTAGCTAAACCTTCTCAAAAACAAAAAAATGCTGTTGCTAAGTATGCAAAAGAAAATTATTCTAAAAAAGTAATTCAATATGATTTGAATGGTAAATTTATAAAAGAATGGAATAGTATGGCAGATGTTTGGAGAGAGTTAGGAATAAGAGCTTCTTTGATATGCAGATGTTGCAAAGGATTAAGAACCCAAACTTATGGTTATATATGGAAATATAAATAAAGATAATATCGTGCCAAGCCCGTAAGGGAAGGTGTAACGACTAAGGGTGATGAGTGTAGCCCTGTAGCATTAAGGTGAAACTCCTTATTGCGAAGTGCCTGACAACCTATAAGGTTGAAGAGATAGTCTAAACCCACTATAAAATAGTGTTAAAGTACCAGGTAACTGGGGGTATATTTGAAAGCAAAAGGTTTGATTGTTAAAAATTTTCCACATCATTGGACTAACTGGATAAATCCAGACAAACCAAATGAAATTTTTACAAAAGAAGAAATAGAATTTAATAATAAACTGATAATAGAAAAAAGACCATATTTTATGAAATATTTGTACCCTACTTATAAAATGAAATTTAATGAGCATTATAATAAATATGAGTATCTGTGTTATAGAACATTTGGTATCCATATTGAAGAATTACTAAACATAGAAAACAAGACAGAGGAGCAAAAACAATTAGCTAATAATTATAATAAATTTAATCCTTTATTAGAAACTGATTGTGTTATGAATAATATTTGTAGATATATGGAAAAAGCAATAAAAGAAATTAAGATAAATGTGAAGAAGGCTAGTCCCGATTATATTTTCAATATATTATACAATCCAAAGATAGATTTTACAGAAGAACAGATGAAAGAAATGCTAAAAGTATATAAGAAATATAAAGCTAGTAAGTCAACTCAGTCTAATATAGATATGTATGGAGAGGAAGAAAACAAGAATTATAGTAAAGAAGAAATTTATGCTCTTGATTTTGATTATATTAGTGATGACATACAAAGATTGGCTAATATAGCTATCTATATTAATTATGTATTATATCCAAAATCTCCTAAAAATTTTTGTTGGGATTTATTTGGAGAAGGTATTCTATTAAATATATATGATAATTCAAATAAGGAATTTTCTATTCCTATGTTGAACGAAAACGGAAAAATAGAATATATGGGTAAAAAATATAATAATGAAAGGGTTGATATAGAATGGCAATAATATTTGATGAATATAAACATGTGGAAAAAATTCTAAACAAAGGTCTTGAAACTAAAAAAAATAATAAGTTTGAATTGCAACTTATAGCAACATATTTTAGAGAAATGGGGCAATCTGATAGTGAAATAGCTGAAAATTTACATTTATTTTGCAAAAAATATGTATTAAATTATAATAGAGTTAAATTTTATAAAATAATAGATGAGAAAGTAAGAAAAAGTAATAAATATAAATTAAAAAAACCTATTGCTATAAATATAACTCAAAATGAGTTAGATACTATACTAACAGAAGAAAATCTAAAATGTCAAAAACTTATGTTTGTATATCTGGTATTGGCAAAATATTATATGAGTATAAATAAAGCAGATAAATATTATGTAGGGTGCAAAGATAATGATATATTTAAATTATGTGATATGTATGTAAAAAAACAAGACAAGTTAGATTTTATGCATTATTTAACAAAAAAAGGATATATAACACCTACTTTAAGTATGAGCTCTGTAGTAAATTATGTAGATGAAACTGGAGAAGTTGTATTAACATTTGTTCCTGATAGAGATATGGTTTATTATTTTGAACAATATTTAGGTGGTTATTTCACAAAATGTGCTTGTTGTGGACTACTAACAAAAAGAAAAAGTAATAGAACAAAATATTGTCCAGAATGTTTGGATAAAATCAAGAATGGAGAGTTAGATAGAAAGTAATAAAAATAAAATCGTAATTCATTAGAAAAATCGTATAAGCCTTAGGACACTAAGGCTATACGAAATGCCACTCAATCACCTTTTATGGATAGAATATATAGCGGGGTAGAGAAGTGGTTATCTCGATTGGCTCATAACCAATAGAACAGTGGTTCAAATCCACTCCTACGCTACCAAAACTGAATATGGTGTTTAATGGTAGCACACGCCCTTTGGGAGGGTGAAGAGTTAGTTCAAGTCTAGCTATTCAGACCAAGATAAAGGAAAGTTTTTCTTTGGAACTTTGAGGATGAAGACCCCTTTTGAATTGGTCACCAGAAAACTTTAGAAGCTCTGGTGCATTTTTGCCTCCTTAGCACAGTGGTAGTGCAACTCACTTGTAATGAGTAGGTCGTTTGTTCAAATCAAACAGGAGGCTCCATATAATTATAGAAAGGAAATTTATATGAATAATAAATATTTAAGAAAAGAAAATGAAGATGATTTAGATTATGCAATGAGACTAATAGATATAAAGAAAGAAGAAAGACCAGATGATTTAGAATGGTCTGATATATGTGATTTATTAGGATTGGATTTGAATAGGGATAGTTTAAGAAAGTCTCAAGATACTGAATTTGGTGGAATAGCTGTTTACAAGAAAATGAAAAACAGACTAATTGAAAAAGAACCTGTAGATTATCAAAAAGAAATTCAAATTCAATTACAAGAATTAAAAAAAGAAAGAATAAAGGTTGCAGATGAAAGAGCTTCTTTAAACAGAAGACTAAGAGAACAGGCTAGAGAAGAGGACATTTTTGAATTAGCTACCAAATGTGCTTCTCAAATTGCATTAGAACATCCTTTAAAGCATTTTGATAAATCAAAATATGCTATTGGAGATACAAAAACTGCTATTTTAACACTAAGTGATTTTCATTATGGATTAAATATAGAAGAATTTAATAATGAATATAATCCAACAATATTTTTAGATAGAATAATGTACTTATATGATAAAGTATATGATTATATAAAATTAAACAATGTAGATAAGATATATATATTAGGGCTAGGAGATTATTTAAGTGGTATTATCCACACTACAATTAGGATAGAGAATAGAGAAAATATAGTAGAACAAGTTATGAATGTGTCTGAGACATTAGCTAGTTTTATGAATACATTGTCAGAAATTTGTGAAATATATTATTATGATGTAAGTGATAATCATGGAAGAGTTTTTGAAAATAAAGACATAAGTTTAAATGGTGAAAATTTTTCAATATTTATTAAATGGTTTTTAAAAGCTAGATTTGAGAATAGTGAGAATATTCATATAATGGAAAACGAAATAAATGAAGAAATTGGAACTGTTCAAATTTATGGTAGAAACTATGGATTTACACATGGACATAGAGACAAGATAAGTGATGTAGTTCAAAATTTAAGCTTGATGACTAAAAGATTTTATGATGCTATTTTTATAGCACATTCACATCATTTTGAAGCAAATGAAATACAAGGGACATATGTATATATGAATGGTACTTTTTCAGGAACTGATACTTATGCTAACAACCTAAGAAAAACAAGCAATCCATCACAAAATTTATTTATATTAAATAGAAAAGATGGAATAGAATGTCAATATTTAATTAAGTTGTAAGAATTTAAGGAGTGATTTTTGTGAACAACAAAATAATAGATAGAGCTAGAAAAATTTTAGCAATATCTATGTGTACTGTATTATTAGGATTTAACATTCTAATTTTTACAAATAATACTAAAAAAAATGATAATAATAGTTTTACTATAAGTGTATGTCAAAGTGAAGAAAGCGAGGATATACCCAGTAAGAAATTAAGTACAAGAGAAAATATAAAAGTAAGTACAAGAGGAAATTATAATAGATATTTAGCTAGATATGTCGTATATAAAGTTATAGCTAATGAGAATGAAGTTTTAATTTTTAATAATAAAGAAGAAGCTGAGAAATTTAAAAATCAAGTTTTAGAAAAAACTGAAAAGTTAGATATTTATATTAAACTAGAAACTCAGTATAATAATTCTAATATTTCCACTGAAGATGAAGTAAAAGAAATAAAAAGTAATTTAATAAAAAAATATAAAAAAATAGTAACTTTTTATCCTACTAAAAGTAGATATATAAGTTCATATTATGGAAATAGGTCTATGGGTTGGCACTTAGGAATAGATTTGGCTGGAAGTTATAAAGACCCAATATATGCATATAAAAGTGGAAAGGTTATTGAAGCTAAATATGCTGGAAGTTATGGAAATATGGTTTTAATAGAACATGAAGATGGAATGAGAACTAGATATGGACATATGAGTTCTATTTTAGTTAAAAAAGGAGATTATGTAGAAGGTGGACAAAAGATTGGACTTATGGGTTCAACTGGAAACTCTACTGGTAATCATTTACATTTTGAAGTAATAAAAAATGGTAAAACTGTAAATCCTTATGGATATATATTTTAATTAATTTTTTAGGAGAGTAAGTGTTCCTGAAGGTCATTTACTCTAGGAAAACCATATGGTTTGTGGAGCTATGTTCTTTGAGCATGGCTCTATTTTCATTATTGAAAGGTGATTATATGAATATATTATATGGAATTATTATAGGTATTGTTGCAGAAAAATTTGTTTTTCCTCTTATAGATAGTTTAACTGAATTGGTCACATTATGGATTGAAGAAAAAAGAAATAGAATTGTTTATCAAATAAATTCATTAAATGAACAAGATGAAGAAAAATTGAATGTTAAGAGACCAATTGGATTTAGACAAAATGAAAAGGGAGATGAGAAATAATGGCAACAACTACTGGAAGTAGAAAAAGAAAAAGAAAAAATAAGAAAAATACTGATATTGTTCAATGTAGTGCTTGTGGAAAATTTAAAGCCAAGACAGAGTTTTTTATAAGTTATAATGAAATGCATGCTGCTAATGGAGTTTTGCCATATTGTAAAACTTGTATAAGAAGTATGTGTACGGATGCAAATGGAGAAATTAGCAGACCTAAAACTTTACAAATGTTAAGAACTATAGATAGACCTTATATTGAAGAATTATGGATTAAAGCAATTAACAGAGAAAGTAAAAATAAAATAGGAAATTATTTAAGGTTAATTAATTTACAACAATATAGATGTCTTAAATGGAAAGATGGAGATTTAGATGTTTTAGAAAGACCATTAGATATTAAACCTACTTTAACAGATTTAAATAAAGTAGAACCAATAAAGACAGAAATAGAAAAATTCAAAGATTTTAAAGTTAATGATGAAATTATAAGATTATTTGGAAATGGATTTACAGATGAAGAATATTTTCATATGTGGAATAAATATAATTTCTTAAAAGCATATTATCCTGAACAGACAAGTATGCATACAGAAGCATTGATAACTTATGTTAGATATAAGGTTAAAGAAGAAATGGCTGTTGCTAATGATAGGTCTACTGATGCTAAGACATGGGGAGAGTTAGCTATGAAACAAGCTGAAAGGGCTAAAATAAATCCCAACCAATTTAGCAAAGCAGATTTACAAGGTGGTCTTAGTACAATAGGAGAAATTGCTCAAGCTGTTGAACAAGAACAAGATATAATAAAGATATTACCAAAATTCAGATTTAGACCAAATGATGCGGTAGATTTCTGTATTTGGAACTATATAAATTATGCAAGAGAACTTGAAGGGAAACCAACTGTAGAATACAGTGATGTTTATAAATTTTATGATAAAATGAAAGAAAGTTATATGGCTGAAACTGGTGATAGTTATGGAATATTTAAAGATGACCCAACTGAAGAGAACAGACCAAAAATAGAAAAATTCATTGAACTTCCTGAAGAATATAATGAGGAGGGTCAAGAATAATGGCATATATTAAGAATTTTGAAAAACCAGAAACAAAGCACCAGAGAATGTCTCAAGTGCCAACTTCAAATTATGACCCTTGGGATAATCCAACTGTAAAACCTTCAAGTAAAAATCAAAATGATTTTTTTCATGAGCATATAAAACAATATTCTGATTTGATAGCATGGATGAGATGGTTCCCGGATTTGTTTTTAGACTTACTTAAACCAGAGACAGGTGGAATAAATTTACATTTTGACCAAAGAGTGTTTTTAAGGTGTATATGTAGATTTTATAGTATATATGGAGTATTCCCTAGAGGTTGGGGAAAATGTGTGAGTGGAGACACCTATCTATTTACAAATAATGGAATGGTTAAAATAAAGGATTTTTTTAATTGTGAAGAAAATGGGATAGAAGATTACACTTCAAAATTAGATTTAAGAATAGTTAATAAAAATAATATTCATGAAGAAGTAGACCGTGGTGTATATAATGGTTATAAAGATACTAAAAAAATAAAAACTAATTATGGATTTGAATTAGAATGTAGTAATAATCACCCTATTTTAGTTGAAAAATCTACAGGTGAAATAGATTATATTTTAGCCAGTGATTTAAAAATAGGAGATAATGTTTTAATTTCTACCAAAAATAATATTTGGGGAAATAAAACAAACTTAAATATAGATAAAAGTAAAATAAGAGGAAAAAAGGAAATAAACTTGCCTACAGAATTAACTGAGGAATTGGCTTTAATTATAGGTTATATAATAGGTGATGGCTGTGTTTCTCGTAAAGATAAATTAATTTTTTCTAACATAGATAAAGATATATTAGAAAATTATTCTAAATATATTAATAAATTGGGTTTAGTTTTAAAGAAAGAAAATAAGTGTGATTATGTTTGCTATGGATTAGGAATAAGAGATTTATTTTATCAATTAGGGTTTGATTATATTAAATCTGACAAGAAAAAGATACCTGATTGTATAATGAGAGCTCCTAAAAACATTGTAAGAAAGACACTACAAGGAATTTTTGATACTGATGGTTATGTAGAAACAGGGGGAAATAAAATAGGAATAACAAGTAAGTCTAAAGATTTAATTGAACAAATACATTTGTTGCTATTAAACTTTGGAATTATAAGTAGTGTAAAGAGCATCGTAGATAAAAAATATAATCATACTTTTTATGTTTTGAGAATTTATGGTCAAAATATAGACAAGTTTAATCAAGAAGTAGGATTTAGTTGCAACAGAAAACAGGAAATTTTAAATAAGATATGTGGTGGTTTGAGATTAGTCAATTCAAATAAATATAAAGAAAATTATTTTTTAGATAACATAGTAAATATAGAAAATGGCAAATCTCATGTTTATGATATTAGTGTACCAGATACTCATTCTTTTGTATCTAATGGTTTTATAAGTCATAATACTTGGGGTGAAGTAATTTCTATGTTTATAATTGCTATTTTATATCCAGGAATTACTATGTCTTTGACTGCACAAACAAAAGCCAATGCTGCAGAATTATTGAAAGATAAATATGATGAAATAACGAGACAATTTCCATTACTAAAGAATGAAATGTATAAACCTAGGGTAGCAAAAGATGATTTTGAATTGAATTTTGTTAATGGTTCTAGGATAGATGTATTAGCAAATGCACAGACAAGTAAAGGACAAAGAAGAAATAGAATACAAATAGAAGAAAGTGCTTTAGTAGATGCTGAAACATTTGATGATGCATTAAAACCAATTGTTGAAATTGGAAGAACCACAAAAGGTAAGTTAGGAATTATTGACCCATTAGAATTAAATCAACAAATAAACTTCTTTACTACGAGCGGATTTAGAGGTAGCGATGAGTGGCAAAGAAGCGTGCAAATGTATAGAGATATGTTGGACTGTAAAGGAGAAATAGTCCTTGGTTCAGGATGGATGCTTGCTTGTTGGATGGGTAGAGGTTCACGTAAAGACCAGATAATAAAAAAGAAAAAACAGATGAGTTCTGTATCTTTTGCAAGAAACTATGAAGAAAAATGGGTAGGAGCTGTGGACAATCAATTAGTAGACATAAAGAGTTTGCTAAAAACTAGAAATTTAACAGAACCTATTTTAAACAATCCAGATGGCAAAAGAGAAATAGTATTGGGTGTCGATGTTGCAAGGTCTGCAAATCAAAATAATAACAAAACTATTATTAGTGTATTGGAAATTCACCATGCAAATAATGGTTTAATTAAGCAATTAGACCTTGGAAATATGTTTTTAGTAACAAATCAATTAAACTTTACTGCACAAGCTTGTTTTGTAAAACAAGTTCAAGCTCAATATAAAGCTAAATGTGTAGTAGTTGATACTAATGGTTTAGGAAAAGGTCTATTAGATGAATTATTAAAACCAAATGTAGATGTCCAAACAGGAGAAACATATCCAGCTTGGGATACTGTCAATGGAGATATTAAATCAGAGTATAGAGAAGCTGAAGAATTAGTATTTGCATTAAATTCTCAAGAGAGAGATAGTAAAACAGGTGGAAGGATAAATAATAGTGTTATAGTAAATTTTATTGGTTGCGTTGAAGGTTTAAAGTTGAGATTGTTAGAAGAAAGAAAAGATAATGAATTTGATGTAACTGATATAAATGAATATATGAAATTTGCTCCTTATGAACAGACTAATGCATTAGTTGAAGAAATTGCTAATTTAAAAATAAAACATTTGACTAATGGAGAAGTTACTGTAGAAAGAGTTTTAAATAAAATAGATAAAGATAGGTATTCTAGTCTAGCTTATGCTATATGGTGGGCTATGACTTATGATAATACATTAGAAGTAGATAATAAGGATTTGGTAATGACTATTGCTAATATGAATAGAATAGCTTCTGGCAATATGGGAACATTATCAAGTATATTTCAATAATAAGGGGGTATAATAGGTGAGTTCAAAAAAGAAAAATAGTAGTAAACCAAAAATGGCTACCCCAGAGCAATTACAAACTATTGATGATTTTGTAAAGATATATTCTGCTGATTTAAGCAAGCAATTAAGACAATTGGATTTAATTACTCAAATATCAAGTAATAAAGGAATGTACAATCCTATATTATCTGAACAATATATAAACAATATTAATTTTAATCCAAGTAAAGCAAGTTCAAATGAAATTGCAAAATGGTTAATGTCTCCCCAAGAATATGATATGAACATTAGACATTTAAGTCAATATCTTGAAAATGCTGTAGGACAATATGGAAGAGCCATATGGTTTTTAAATACTGAAAAATCTTTTAATTATTTGTTGAAACCAGCTGATACTAATATTAAAGATATAATTAACACAAAGGAATATATTAATAGTTATAATACTTGTTTAAATACATTAAGGAAAATGAATATTAAATATCAATTCCAAAAAATGGATTTACAAGTAATGGAAGATGGAGTAGGATTTTATCTAATTCAAGAAACAGATGATACAATAACATTCTTACAATTGCCAACAGATTACTGTTATATAACGGCACCATGGACATATGGTTGGTTGTTTGCAATAGATTTAACATTTTTTGATAGAATGTTAGGATTACCAGATGTGTTACCTGAATTAACAGATGCATATAGATTATTCTTAAAAAAAAGAGAAGAAGGATTTACTGGAAAAGAATTGGCACCTTTCCAATATTTTAATATGCCACCAGAAAAATCTTTCTGTTTAACGTTTAATCCAAATAGAGCTGATAAAATTCCACCACTTACAGGTGCAATGGGAGCTTCTTTGGATGTATTAAGCTATAGAGATTTATTAAAGAAAAAATCTGTATTAGATTTGTGGAAATTAATTGCAATGAAAATTCCAATTGATAAAAACACAAATAAAATGCAAATAGATTATAATGTTGCAGCTGAATTGATTGCTATGATGAAACAACAAATGCCAGAAAATATAGTTGCATTTGCAACACCATTTGATGCTCAAGAAGTTGCTGCAAATCAAGTTAATACAATGGATAAATTAGTTGACTTAGGAGATAACAATGTATTTAGTGCTTTAGGTATGGGTTCTGCTATGTTTGGAAAAGATAATAAAAATGCAGGACAATTAAAAATATCTACTCAAATATCATTTGATTATGGTGCTACACATATGTATACTCAATTTGCTAATTTGGTAAATTGGATATTAGCTCAAAAAACAAGAACTTATAAATGGAAAGTATCGTTCTTTGGAAATAAATTAGACAAAGATAAAGAAATAGACAATGCTATAAAATTAACTACTACTACTAATATGCCAGTAGAATATTTAATGGCAAATATTGGTTTTGAACCATTTGAAGTAGAAGGATTTATTAATTTAGCAGATAAATTAGATATTAAATCTAAAATGAGACCACTTCAATCTATGAATACAATGTCTAATAAACCTGGAAGTTTAAATGAAGGTGGAAGACCTTTAAAAGATGTTGGAGATATGCAAGAAAGTGGAGAAAAGAGCAGAGAGTATAAAGAGAATAGGGTAGGTGAAAAGTAAAATGTTTATAGAGAATATTAATGAACTAGAAAATGTTCAAAAATATATATGCGGTTCACCAAATCTTTGCAAATTTATAGAGCAAAATGGAATACAACCTATTTACTCTTATCAATTAGGTAAAGAAAGAAATAACCGTACTATGTGGGTGTTTTTAATGACAGAGGATTTATCTAAATTATTAACACAATGGACAAATAATAAACCAAAAAATAAAATCAAATAGGAGGAAGGTAAATGTTAATATCTGAAGAAACAATAGAGAAAATAAATCTATTAATTCAAGCTATGTTTAATCACAATAGAACTTTAGATAGGTTCTTAGGGTATGCAGATGCTGAATGGAGCTTTGTTAATTTTAACAAGGTTTTTCATAAAGGATATGCTCATTTAATGCCATTATTAGCAGATGAGTTTTCTGATATACTTTTAAGATACAATATTGCTCCTAAATATTATGAAACAAAAAAAGATGTAAGAACATATACTACAATGTTAGACTTCTTTAATACAAATCTTAATGAACATATAGAAACATATGAATTAATTAAGTCTGCTATCAACGTAGCTACTCTTAATGGAGACTTAAATGTTGAAAGTGATTTAAAAAGAATGTTAAGAATTTGGAATAAATTTATGAGCCAAGCTATCTTATTAAGAGATAAAGCTCAAGTTTATGGAGAAGATAATAAGGCAATGTTCGATGGATTTTGTGAGCAATTTTATATATTGCAAGATGAATATAATTTATTAAATGGGGTAAGCGAAGATAACGATAATGATTAAGGGAAAGGAGTGTAAAGCGAATGGAAGAAACAGTTAATTTACAATTTAGCCTTGAACCTGATAATTTTAAATTATTAGAAAATGATGGCTATTGTAGTATTGCAGAAATTGATTTTTTACATGTAGGTGTAAACAGAAATAAATGTAATATTACAAAAGAATGTGTTGAAAAATCTTTACAATCTTTTTATAATAAACCATTATTATGTATATTGGATAATTCAATTATCCCTTCATTATCTACTGACTTTAAAGAACATGCTTATAATGAAGAAGAAAAGAAAAAGTTTATAGCATTTGGAACAATTCCTGAAAGTTCAACTTTTTCATTTGTAGAAAGAGATAATGGAAGAATATATTTAAATGCAAAGGTAGTAATTTGGAAAAATTATTTTCCAGTTATTATGAATATTTTAAAAAAAAGGAACGGAAATGTTAAAGTTAGTATTGAATTAGCAGTTATTGAAGGAGAACAAGATAAAATTACTGGAATACTAAATATTGAAAAATTCCGTTTATTAAGTTGTGTTTTACTTGGAGAAAATATTATGGAAGGAATAGAAGGTAGTCATTTAGATATTCTTAGATTTTCATATAATGAAGATGAAATTAAGAAGGCTAATGAACATTATATTACCTTTTCTTCAAAAAATACTATATATGAGATACCTGAAGAAGTTAAGAATTCAATTAATGAAGGATTAAATTCATATAAAACTATAGGCAAAGGTTGTACAAATCAAGAATTAGCAATGGCTAAGCAACTATATGAAGATACTAGTATAAACAAAATACAAGTTAATAAACTTGACCAATATATTCAACAAGTAAAGAATAAGAAAAAATCTTTAGGATATGATTTAATTGGTGGCTCTATTATGGAGAATTGGTTAAATGATATTAAAGAAGAAAGGATAGGTGGTATTCTAGTGAATAGTCTAAGCAATAACGAGCTACAAGAACAAATCTGGAGTGAATTAAGCAAATATAAATATCACGATGGAGAATGGGAAGGTAGAAAATACTATGTTGAAGAAATTTATAGTGATGAAAAAATTGCTATAATTAGAGACAACGAAACTGCTACAAGCTATAAAGTTCCTTATGAAGTTAAAGATGGTAAAGTTTCAGTAAAAATAGAAGACAAAAAAGAAGTTCATAGAACTTATGAAGAGACAGCAGAACACAAAGAAGAATTTAGTGCTATAGTATTTGCAAAGAAAGATTATGGAACAGGAGAAAGTATTACTGTTGACAAATCTAAAGAAGCTATGTCTGAAAGTAGCTGGGGTTCTGTAAATAAAACAGAATTAAGAAAGAAAGTTTTAGATGCTAAAAATTATAAAACTTTGGTTAAAGAAGTTTATGCTTTAGTTGAAGAAGGTTGGGAGGATGCTCCTAGTTCAAAACTTAAATATCCAATTATGGAAATAAAAGATGGTAAGGCTGTATACAATAGATATGGTTTAGCAAGTGCATTAGCATATGCTCAAAAAGAGGGCGAAACCTCTGTTATTAATAAGGTGAAAAGTTTATATAAAAAACTTGACATAGATAATGATAATGAAGGTGGTGAAAAAGAAATGGCAAAAGATAATGAAGAAGAAATCAAAAACAAATTAGACAAAGACAACAAAGACATTGAAAAAATAAAAGATGATGCAGAAGCTCAAGAAGATGATGTAAAAGAAGAAAAGAAAAATTCTTCACATGTATGCGAAGACATTGGTTTCTCTGATAGCGAAGAAGAGAAAGAAGAAGACGAGGAAGAAGAGAAAAAAGTTAAAAACAAAATAGAGAAAGACGACAAAGGTGAAGAAGGACTTCAAGATGATGTTGATGCAGATAAAGATTACTGGAAGAAAAAAGCAAATGCATTAGAAATAGAAAATGCTGAAATGAAAGAAGAATTAAATTCTTTTAGAAGAGCAGAAGAAGAAAGAAAAATGGCAGCAGAAATTGATAAATTTGCTCATTGTATGTCAGAAGACGAAGCCACTGAATTAAAAAATTCTATAAAAGAAATGTCAATGGATGAAATGAAAGAAAAAATCAATAATAAAGTTGCTGATTTTGCATTAAAGATGAAAAAAGCAGAAGAAGAGAAAAAAGAGGTTAAATATTCTATTAACCCAATATTTTCAGCTATGGATACAGTTAAATTTTCTTCAACAGAAGCAAAAAGTTTAGCTGATATTATAGAAAATAGCCATGTAAAAATAAATGGCAAAAAATAATAAAAAGGAGTGAAAAAAATTATGGCAAAACATTATGTATCAAGAACAGTTACAGAAAATCCAGGATATATGCAAGCTCAAATTAGAGTTCCAGCTAATGATACACTACATGCAGGTCAAGTAGTTGTTGCTGAAACATTAGATGCTGCATTAGGAAATGGAAATTATAGTGTATATGCACCAACTAAAGTTGCAAATGCAGCTAAAGAAGATGTTGCATTAATATTAGATGGAGGATTTGAAACATTAGCAGATGGAAGAAGACCAGATGGTCAACCAGACTACACACAATACACATTTGGAGAAGGTGAAGTAGTTACTGCTTTCAGATTAAATACACCAAACCCAAGATTTGAAATCTCTGTAGATGCTTGTGATAGCACAGTAGGAGCAGCTCTTACTGCTGGAACATTAGTTGTAGGAGATAACTTAATACCAAAAGCTGGACAATATGAATTAACATATTCAGCAAAAGCTACAGCTGTTACAGCTAAAAACTACTTAACAATTGAAGCATTAAAATTCTTTAGATTAGGTGGAGCTTCAGGAAGTCAATTTGCACAAACACTAGTTGTTAGAGCAAAAACTACTGATGCTACAGCATAATTAGGATAAAGGAAGGTGAGAAAGATAATGAACGAAGAAGTTAATGTAATAAAAAACTTTTCAGCTATAGATGAAAAAGCTGAATTAATCAAAAATAGCCTAGTTAAAGTTGCAAAATTTGCTATGTATAATGATAGCAAATATGGAAAAATGGCTGATAAAACATTTTCAACAACAAATGTTGAAAATTATGACAAAGAGAACCAAGAAGCAAAACTTGCATTATTAGCTTTCTGTGCTGATAAAGCAGGAATAAATACTTTAGAAACTAAAGCAGATGTTATCAATGCATTTGAAAATGTAAACTTTAGAACAGTATTTAACTCAATTATAGTTGATGTATTACAAAGTATTATATTAAGAAGCAAACCAGAACAAATCTGGAGACTTGCAAATGTTGATGAAGTAGATGTTGGTGATAGCCAAACATATGAAATTGAGACAAAAGGATTACCAATTGCTCAAAGAACTTCTTACACAACAAACGTAACATTCTTAGATAGCTATTCAAGAATGTCATTAACTGTTACTCCAAAGCCATATAGCATTGGAACAACTATGGATTATATTAGAATTTTAGCTAACAATTATGATATGGGTAGAGAATTAGCAAGAGTTGCTTTTGCTTTATTATATGCTCAATTAAGACTAATTGTTGATGAAATTTATTCTGTAACTCCAATAACAGGAACACCATTCTATCAAGCTAACTGGGATGCATCTAAATATATCCAAATGATAGAAGACATTAAAATGTTAAATGGTGGTTCTGATGTAACAGCTTATGGTACATTACCAGCATTTAATAAAATGGGAGTATTAGCTACAACTAACTATGGTTTCCAAAGCCAAGATGAAATGATTAGAGAAGGTTTCTTAGGAAGAGCATATGGTATAGACAATGTTGTAATAGACCAATTTACAGATTTAAGTCAACCATTCACAAATACAAGTGCTGCTTCATTAAGAGCTATTCCTAATGATAGAGTTTTATTACTATCTAGCGTTGGTGATAAACCAGTTAAATTAGTAAGAGAGAACTTTGTTCATGTTAAAGTAAAAGAACCAACAGATGGTTCACAATACAGATATAACTATGAATATTTCATGAGCTTTGATGCAGCTATAATTACACAAGCTAACTATGGTATTCAAGCAGTTAATCAATAATTAAATAAGTTGCTTATTTAATAAGTATGGTACCGACATTTGTGTCGGTATCATGCTATTTTATTATAGATTATTATTGAAAGGAGCTATTAAAATGGCTAAACAAACAAAAAAAGAAATTAAAACAGAAAAAGTTGAAAAGGTAAATGAAGATATAAATGAAAATATTGTACAAACAGAAGAAACCCCATCTGAGGTAGAAATGTTAAGAGCACAATTAGAAGAAATGAAAAAAGCTATGGCAGAAATGATGAGTAAAGCTAGTGCACCTTCTCAAAGTGTTGTATTAAAGGAAGCAGAAGATGAAGTTGAAGTTGGATGTAGAATGTTACAAGGAATTGGTTTAAATTCAGAAGATGGAACTGTAAGTGTTGATATATCATTTAATGATACTCAAAGCTTAACTATCAGTGAAGTTAAAAAATTATTTAGAAGAGCTCATATCAAAAAATTATTTGAAGATGGAGTTTGCTATTTTGAAGATGAAACTAATTATCAAGCATTTAATATCAGAAACCACAAAGATTTATCTGATGAAAGTTTGATTTCTTTATTAACATTAAATAATGTAAATGACATTATTAGAGAATTAGATATTCTTACAGAAAATAAAAGAAATAGTAATGTTCTAAATTGTGTTATCTACAGAATTTGTAATATGATAAGAAAAGGTCAATTAAAAGACTGGGATTATTATATTAGAAAAGGTATAGAAAGCTATTTTGGAACAGAATTTGACAGAGGAATTTCTGTGTTAAATTCATTAGATGCTTTAAGACAATAAAAGCATAATGTAAGGGAGGTGGAAAAATGGCAACAAGTTTTGAAGAAATTTACTGTTTAAATGCAGTAATAAAAAATGACCAAAGATTATACAACAAACCTTTATATGCAATTTATTCTTTGAATTGGAAATATTTGCAAATGGCAATATCTTTATTTCAATATGACTGCAGAAAGAATTTGTATGATAATGTTCCATTTTCTCTTACAGAATATTCTTTTACTGGAGATGGAGTAAACAATATTTTTAAATTAGACCCAACTCCAAAAGATATAGATACTATAGATTTTTATATATCTAAACAAATAGATTGTAATTCACCAGAAGTTCAAATAAAAAACTTTATATGGGATGAAATAAACTCAACAATTACATTGATAGACATAACTCCAGAGATAGGTTCTATAATTAAGATTAATACTTATGAAGTAGGACAATTTAATCAAGACTTAGATTATGATGAGAAGAGAATATTAGCTGAAGCTATGAATATTTTCTATTATGAAGAGTATATGACTAATACAAAAGTATTAAACTTTGCTACTTATGGTGGAAGCGTAAAAATGCATTCACAAGCAGAGCAAGAAAAAGTTGTACTTGAGGCTTATAGGACAGCAAAAAGAGAAGTAGAAGGTGATATTAATAGATATACTTTTAAAACAGCACCACATCTACTTTATGGATTGGGGGCGAGAACATCATGCTATCACCAACTAGTGTCACAGAGAAACAACCATGTATCAGAGCCATAAATGATTTACTACATGGAAGTGCTAGTATAAACAATTCAGAGGCTATGTCTGAGCTAACAAAAGATACTTTTTTTGAAAATACTGATTATAGAGTTGTATATAAAAATTTTGATTATAATACTCCTTATGATAGTTGGATTTATGAAGGAAATGATGAAGATAAAATTGTTGGTTATAAATATTTTCAATCTTATCCTTATGATGAGGTTAAATTTAAGATTGGAGATTATATTCATTGGAATTTTAACCATAAAGAATTATCTACTTGGTTACTAACTTCCTTAGATACACAATATTTATATAATGTTAAAGGAAGAATGTTACAATGTAATAATTCATTAAGATGGGAAGATGAAAATGGAGAAAGACATTGTTATCCATGTGTAATAAAAGATGCAATGACATATACTAACTTTAAGTGGGGAAACAAAGGTGTAGTTCAATCAGGTGGAGATATTGTAGTATTAGTACAAAGAAATGAAAATACTTCAAAAATAAATGTTAATGATAGATTTTTATTTAATGAAGTTGCATTTAGAGTAAAACAATTATTTGATGAATTAAATCCAAATTATGTAGAGCTTTATATGATGAAAGCACCTGAATTACAAGATGATAATTATAAAGATAATGTTGCTATAAATGAAAATCCTTCTGATACTACAGAAAATAATGGTATCGTATTATTACCAAATGTAAAAAGAATAACAGTGGGAGAAACTGAGAATTTTACTGTTTATAATTATATAAATAAAATACAACAAACTGATACATTTACAATAAATGTGTCAAATGTTCCTAAATCATATTATGAACTTAATATAATTGATGGGAATAATTTTAGTATAAAAAATTTAAAACAATATAAAACAAATCCTTTGAATTTGGAATGTATTGATAATAAAACAGGGAATAAAATAAATACAATAATTTGGTTAGGGGGTAATTGGTAATATGATTTCACCTAATGATGAGCAATCATTTAACAAAACTGCTTATAATAATTATTTATTGGCAAGAGATTTGCCTAAGCTTATTGTAGATTATTTATTTGATAATTCCCCAGAATTTTGGAAACTATTAAAATATTCACAAAACCCATTTGAACAAAATGAATTAACAGATAAAGAAAAGAAGGATATGATTTGTAAATCTTCTTTTAATACAGAAAAATATAACATATTATTCCAAAAATATACACCTGATGCTTTATTAGAAGCAAAATCTCAAGTAAGAATATATGTAGATGATATAACTTCTTATGGAAGAACTAATGCTTTGGCTAGGGTTATATTTCAAATTATTGTTAATAATCATGAAATGATATTGCCAGATACTCCATATTCTTCAATAGATAAAAGAGATGTTGCTATTATGCAAACTATAGTAGAGACTTTGAATGGAGTTAAATTAGAAAAGACAATGTCTCAAATGTTTATTAATTTTGAAGTAGATAGGTTTTCAGGAGCTAAACAAGTAAGTTATAATTCTGAATATTCTGGATTTCAATTAACTATGGGTGTTTGGATTTAATGAATATAAGTTATGAAAACACGATGAATTTGGCTTTTGACAAGCCTTTAGAGTATAAAACTCTTTCCTTATATCCTGCAAAGCTATTTTATTATTCTATCTTTTCGTCTGCCGATGAATGTTTAGATGTATCACGATTGGATGAAAGAGATTTAAGGCTTATGAGATTGCCTTATTTGGAATATATGTATGAAAAATCTTTGATAAATGAAGATTTTAAAAACAGATGGAATATGTTGATATGTATATTAAGTATAGTTTTACAAGAACAATCCTTTGACATAATCAGAGAAAATGGTAGGTTATATTTGAAGGTTTATCAAAGGTCAAAAGATTATGAATTATTGAATAAACAATATAAAGCATTACAAGATAAAATTATTGAGGAGTATTCTGAGAGTAAAAAAATAGATGATATTAAAGAATATGCAACAAAAATGGAAGAAATTAAAGACAAAATGTTTAATATAATAACAATTAGCTCGGAAGAATTTGATGAAATGAGACAGCTGATAATGTTACAAAATGATATAAAACCTCAACATTTTAATGCTGAAACTGAAAAATTATTATATGAAATGAAAATAAAATTAAAAAGTACAAGAAAAGATAATTCTTATACTACAATGGAAGATTTAATTACAATAGTCTCTTATAGTATGCATATATCAAATGAAGAAATGGAAAACTTAACTATAAGGAGATTTAATAGATATTTAGATATAGCACTTTCTAAGGATGATTACTATATGTATAAGTCATTAGAATTAAGTGGTGCTATAAAAATGAAGTCTGAAATACCACATTGGATAAAACATTATGAACCAAAAGGTAAATTTGATGATGTTTTAGTCGATGGGGGAAATTTATTAACATCACTTGGTGATGGAAAAATTTAAAGAAAAGGAGAAAAAGATATGGGAATAATTAATAAAGGATTAGCATTAGTTTCAGTAGCAGATGTATTATTCTTTGACCCAGTTACAGATAAATATATGGGTGAAGGTCTTGCATTAACAAATTCTACTATTACTCAAGAAGTTCAAAGCATTGAGCAAAGAGGTGGATATTTAAATGCATTACTATTCGATATTAAACATAGCAAAAATGTAACTGTTGAGTTAGAGAGTGCTACTTTTAAAATGGAATATTTAGCTTTCCAAACAGGTACTCCACTTGTTACTGGATTAGCAGGAGTTTATAAATTTGATGAATGTGTATCATTTACAAATGGTGTAGGTAGTACAAAAGAAACTCCACTAGGAAATGTATATGTTCGTATGCCAGATGGAATAGTTAAAACAATTGCTCCAACAGGAAAAAATATTGATATTGGATTAAATACATTCTCAGGTTCTTTACAAGTTGTATACAGATACAATGAAGATAAAGTTGACCAAATCACAATTGATACAAAAACACAACCATTAACAGTTAAAGCTGTAATGAGAGTACATGTATTAACACAAGATGGTGTTGAAGGATATATTGAGATAACAATACCAAGATTAAAATTCAATGGAAGTATTACTTTAAACTTAACTTCTGACACAGTTTCAACTTTCGGATTAGGTGGAACAGCACAAGAAATAGCTACAGATTGTGGAGAAAGTTATTATGCAGATGTTAAATATATAGCAAAAGCTGATGAAGGAGTTACTCCAGTAGAAGCTATAGTTGCATCTCCAAATGTTTTAACATTCTCTTTAGCAGGTGTTAAAGAAGCTACAGCTAATATCATAGGTGTAAGAAGCTTACCTTATTCAAATGTAACATTAGATAATACAAAAGTTACATTCCAATCTGCTGAAGAAGGAAAAGTAAGCGTAACTCCAGATGGTGTAATTAAAGGATTGGCTGAAACAGAAGGAAATCCAGTAGCTGTAACTGTATCTTATGAAGGATTACAAGATACAATTAATGTAACAGTTGGTGCATAGTTATGTGTACGGAATATCCTTTATGCAAGTATGCATATTACGAAAAACAACCTAATAAATTAGTTGTATTAAAATGCAGTAAAAGTAATGAACTTTGTGCATATTCACGATATTGCTCTATGCTTCTAAAGGTTATCCACACAAGTGCTTATGAAAACTGTGCAGCAAAAAAGAAATAGTGAATAGCAAAGATTGGTTCTTACTAGTCTTTGCTATTTTTTTTACATTAAGAAGGAGAGTGTAAACACATGGATGTGGCAGTGATAACGGGTTTGGTTAAACTTGTAGGAGATGGTCTTTTTGCTGTAATAATTACACTTTTATATATAATGGATAAGAAAAAGAGAGATAAAGAATATAAACAGGAAAGAGAAATCTTACAAAATGACTATGAAACAATTAAAAAAAACAGAGAAGAAGAATATAAAACTATCTCTGAAAATTATAATAATATGGTAATGGATATTATAAACGGAATAAATGCACATCATTTGACACCCGAAGAAGGTAAGAGTATTGCACAGGTAGAAAAGCAAATAAATGATACTGTTAAAATCATGTTAAAAGATACTAATGCTTCTAGGGTTGGTATAGTTAAATACCACAATGGAATGAAAGACATGACGGGGACATCATTTTTAAAAATGAGTATGACAAATGAGGCTGTAAAGATAGGAGTTACTCCACTTATGCCAGATTTTCAAAATCATTTTCGCTCATTATTAGCATATTGGTGCCATGAGATAGATATTAATGAAGAATGTGTGATTGCTGATACTAGAGATTTAATAGATGAAGATGCTACTATGTATGAATATTTAAATACAAGAAACATAGAAGCGAGTTATGGAATGGCATTGAAAGATACTAGGGGAAATATAATTGGTTTTATATGTGTGGAGTACTTAGATAAATATGATTTCAAAGAAGATATAGTAAAAGAAGTTATAAAATCAAATAAAATAAAATTAGAAACTTTAATAGATTTAAATGGAGGTGTTAATTATGAGTTGCAATAATAATACTGTACCTTTAGTAGAAAGTAGTTCAAATAATATTAATTGTAATAATGGTTGCTCTCCTAAAGATATAAATATTGTTTGTAGACAAATAATTATACCTTATGGACAAGAAAATATAGGAGTGCAAGGAGATAATAATTCTACAACTAGAACATTTATACTTCCAGATACTACGGAAACAGGAATTGATTTAAAAGATAAAACTTTTAGTATATTGGCTGAAAATTCAAACAAACAACAATGGAAAACTGTTGTTGATAAAAATGATGTGGAAATATTAGATAATTATATAAAAATTAAATGGAACATAGGAAGTAATGAGACTGCTGTAAGTGGAATATTAAAAATTTCTATCGAAGCCGTAGGAGATAACTTTACATGGCAAACTTATAGTGCTAATTTTAATGTAAAACAATCTTTAATTACTTCTGAAGGAGAAATTGTTCCACCTTTAAATTTACAAGAGAAGACTATAATTCCAGAAGTTGTTGCCAAAATAGTAATTCCAGATAATGGATATAATGGATTGTCTAAGGTAAAAATTTTAGGCGATGAAAATTTAATTCCAGCCAATATAAAAAAAGGCGTAACAATATTTGGAGTGGTTGGAGAATATGAATAATTTATAAAATAAGGAGTGATAGTATGGACACTATTAGTATTGCGGTAATAGTAGTTGTTGGATTGATAGTTTTAGCTATTTTAGGATTAAAATTATACAGTTCAATAAAACTAAAAGGATTAAGACAAACAGCTATAGATTTAATAGTTTATGCTGAGGAAGCCTTTGATAAAGGCATGAATAATGAAAAGTTTCAAATGGTAGTTCAAGGTATAATAAGTTGTTTACCACCAGTTGCAACTGTATTTATTAATGAAACTACAATAAAAATGTTTGTGCAAGCTGTATTTGACAGTATAAAATCAGCATTAGATGCACAACCTAAGCTTCCAGAAGTAGAAGAAAAAACTAAAGAAGTATCTGAAGAAATAGAAAAAAATATGAAAGAAGAGGAATAGAATATGGAAGAGAATAAAGATTTAAATGAATTTGTATTAGGAAATGGCGAAGCACAAAGAAGCCAAAAAGATTTTGAATAAAAAGGGTGATATAAATGAGCTTTAAAGGAATAGATGTTTCTGGATTTCAAGGAAATATTGATTGGGAAAAAGTAAAAAATGATGGTATTCAATTTGCTATTTTAAGAGCAACATATGGTGTTGGTGGTACAGATAGTAAATTTAAGAGAAATGCAGATGAATGTACTAGATTAGGTATCCCATTTGGAGTATATGTTTATTCTTATGCTTTGTCTGTCCAAGGGGCTATAAATGAAGCAAATTATTTATTAAATACTATTAAAGGATATAAACTATCTTATCCAGTTATTATTGATATGGAAGATGCAGATAAATATAAAAAAAGAAATGGAATGCCTTCAAATTCAACACTTGTAGATATTTGTGCTAAAGAATGTGAAATGTTTGAAGCAGCTGGATATTATGCTATGATTTATGCAAGTAAATCTTGGTTTAACAGCAAATTAAAATCTAGTAAATTAGATAGATATGATAAGTGGATGGCTTGGTGGTATGATGGAGCTAAATTTGATACTAATAAATATGGAATTTGGCAATATACTTCAGATGGTTCTGTAAACGGAATTTCAGGAAGAGTAGATATGGATATATCTTATAAAAATTATCCAGAAATCATAAATGGTGGAAGTAAACCAGAACCAAAACCAGAAGAGATAGAAGTTAAATATGTTGATGCTGACCCTTATTTGAATGTTAGAAATGGGGCTGGTACTAATTATAAAGTAGTAGGTAAACTATATACTGGAGAGAAGGTTACTGTATATGAAAAAGCAAATGGATTTGGAAGAATAGGAACTAATAAATGGGTTAGCTTGACTTATTTAGTAAACGAAAAACCTAAAACTTCTAAATATGTACTTGGAAGATATAAAGTAAATACTCCAGAAGGTCTAAATGTAAGAGAAAAACCAAATACAAAATCTCGTATTAAGAAAGCTTATAAAAATGGAACTGTATTTGATACTTATGAGATAAAAGGTAGTTGGGGAAGAACACCTAGTGGTTGGGTATGCTTAGACTATTGTAAATTAATTTATGAATATTAATAAAGAGGTGAGATATGGAACACTATATATGTAGAACTGTAACAGAATTGCCAGGATATATGTTTGCATTGATAAAGGTTCCAGAAGGAGATAGTATGGCAGCTGGAGAAGTATATAAAGCTGAGACATTAGATACTACAATATCTGGAAATACAACTGTATATGTAGCTGAATATGTTACTGACAAGAATGATTTACCAGTTATAGCTTTAAATGATAGCTTTGAAACATTATTAGACGGAAGAAGACCAGATGGTCAGCCTGATTATACACAATATGTTTACAATGAAGGCGAAGTAATAAATTCTGTTAGATTAGATAAAAATGTTAAATTAGAGCTAGGAACAGATACGTTGAGTAATCAATTAGATATGAAAGATATAGATGATACAAACTTAAAAGATACTTGGCTTTATATAAATAATGAAGGCAGATTAACTTGGTCTAATAGCTTTGCTAATGTTTCAAGTAGAGTATATTTTGTTATCGAAGCTGTTAAATATTTTAGATTAGGTGGACAATCTGGAATGGAATTTGCTAGAACATTAGTTGTGAGAGTAAAACACCAAAATGTGAAAAGTAATCCAGGAGACCCAGATATAACAAAAATAAATGCTAATTTAACGCCAAATTTAAAAATAGGAGAAGAGAATGTAGCTAGTGGAGCTGTTATAGCAACTCTAAGTGTTGAAGGTGGAACTGCACCTGTAACATATGCATTTAAAACAAATCCTACTGTAGGTGCTGATAATGATAAATTTGTTATTGATGGAGATGATATAAAAGTTGGGGCTAATGCTTTAACTGAAGCTAAAACATATATGTTATATGTTGAAGCAACTGATACTAAAGGAAAGGTATTTGATGAAGGATTTGATATTCCAGTATCAGAATAATTTATAGAAGTTATAAACGACAAAGAAATTTGTTATAAGTGAGAAAGAGTAGCTTCTAGCTATTCTTTCTTATTTTTTACCAAAATATAAATAAAGGTGGTAGAATTATGGAAGAAAAAGTTAAAATTAAATTAAACAAAAGTAAAAAAAGTGTATCTACTTTTATTTCTATTGAAAATTATGAGACTATATTAAATGACATAAAAGCAAATGTATTTTATAATACAGAAATAACTGATAAAGTTCATGTACTTGATTTAAGACTAATAAGAGATACATTAGAACTTTGCAGCAATGTTGATGTAGAAAGTCTTGATAGCGAAGATTTATTTTCAGGTGAATTAAGAGATTTCTTAATGGAAAATATTGACAATTTTTGGACTGTATCAGATAACATATTAAAAGAATATGACAGATATGTTATAGAAAATTGTTTTGGAATATTGGCAAATAAAATGCCAAGTGCAGCAGATATGGAAAAAAGTGTAGAACATATAACTAAAATGGTAGAAGAATTACCACAAGATAAATTAGAATTAATAGGAAAAAGTATAGTATGGAACAATGCACCAGCCGTTGGTGGATTAGTGGCTCCTGCTCAACATGTTAAAATAGAAAATACTATAGTAGAGGAATAGAATATGGCTATTAAAACAGATGAGGATTTACTTACTGTATTTGTTCCTATTATGGAAGAAGTTGTAGAAGCTATTATGGAAAGAGCTAAAAAATTATTACAACAACACATCAATGCTGATACCTATGGAATTGGTAGAAATAATATGGGAAAACCTAGTATAAATGATTATTATTTAAATGGAACAGGTACTCCTAGTTATGAATTTAGAGATTTAGCTTGGGATATTAAACAAGTTAAACATATGGTAGACACAGCAATTTCTAGTATATTTTACAATGGTGATAATTTAAGTCATCCTTCTCAAACTTTTCCATATTTGCATGGTAATTATAATAAAGATATAGACAGAACTGATAGTTTGGCTTCTATATTGAATGTTAGTGGTGTGGCTGGCGATGCTGATTTTATAACACATAAAAAGAGAGAACCATTTTGGGATAATTTTGAAAAAGAATTTGGAGAAAAAATCGGAGGCTGGCTATATACAGAATTTAACAATAGAGGAATTAATATACCTGCATTAAAAATTTATAAAGCAGGAATGTAATTATAGACTTCCTTAATCTTATATGGAAAGGAAGGTGGAAAGTTAAATGGCGAGTAAATTTGAAATATTATTACAAGCTAGATTAGACAAGTCAAGTTCAACAGAACAAATAAGGGCTGATATAAAAACATTAGAAAAGAATTTAGCTTTAAATATTCCAATTAATGTAAATACTAAATCGACTAATGAATTAAAAAACTCATTGAAAGAGGTCGAAAGTGCTGCTAAAGGAGCTAAAGAGCATACACAGGGATTGAGCGATATTGCAAGTAAATTTAGTAGATGGCAAATAATTGGAGATGTAATCCATGGAGTAAAAAATGGAATACAGGATATGGTTGAACAAGTGTTTGAATTAGATGCTAGTTTAACTGAATTTAGAAAAGTTACTGACTTAACAGAAGACCAGATGGATAGTTTTATAAATAAATCATATGAAGTAGCTGAAAGTGTTGCCAGAACTGGTCGTGAGGCAATAGACGCGGCGACTGAATTTTCAAAAGCTGGTTATAAAGAAGAGGCTTCAGATTTAGCCAAAATAGCATTGTTATATCAAAATATAGCAGATGAACAAGTTTCTACTTCAGATGCTACGGCATTAATAGTATCACAAATGAAGGCTTTTAATGTTGAAGGTAAAGATGCTATAAAAGTAATAGACCAAATAAATAGTGTTAGCAATAATTTTGCTGTTTCTTCTGCACAACTTGCTACTGCAATTCCAAAAGTAAGTGCTACTATGGCTCAGGCTGGAAATAGTATGTCAGAAACTATTGCACTTGTAACAGCTGGTTCGGAAATTATGACAGGTCAATCATCTAGGGTCGCAAGAGGTTTAAGAAGTATAACTTTAAATTTACAAGGTATGGATGATGAAGGTAATGAAAATCTTGAACTAGTTGCAGCCATGGAAAAGGATTTTAATAAATTAGGTATAACATTGTATGATACGGATGGACAATTAAGGTCTACATTTAATATATTTAAAGACCTAGCTAAAGTATATCCTAATTTAGACCAGAATACTAAAAACTATTATGCATCTTTGATTGGTGGTAAAACACAAGTTGATGTTGTAAACTCGATATTGAGCAATTTTAACACTGCATTAAAAGCAAATGAAACAGCCATGGATAGTTCTGGAAGTGCCATGAAAGAAAATGAAACCTATGTAAATTCATTAGCAGGTAAATTAGGTGCTTTAAATAGTGCATGGGAGCAACTTTCTCAAAAAACAATAAATAGCAATATGATAAAAATATTATTAGGAATTGCTACCGCATTTTTACAAATAAGTAATGCTATAGGTGGATTACAAGTATTGTTTCCAACTATTGCTTCTTTTGTTGCTCTTTGGCAATTTGATAAGGTTACTTCTGGAATTAATGCTCTTAAAACTTCTATAAAAGGAATAGGTGCATATCTTTCTACATTAAAAGAGTTAAGTAAAGAAACTGGCAAAAGTATGATTTCTGTTTTTACTCAAACTATGACTTCTGCTACAAAATTAAAACTTAGCATAGTTGGAATTGGTTTAGCTTTATCTGCTGCTGTGGCTGTTTATAATATTTGGAGCCAAGCACAAGAGAATGCTAAACAAAAAACACAAGAGGAAATAGATACTATTGAAAATGCTGCTAATGGATTAGAGGACATAAAAAAAGAATATAATGAGATAAAAAATAGCCAGGATACAGAGGAAGAACAAAAATCTAAAATAATTAAGTTGCAAGAGAGATTAAATGAATTATATAAAAATAATAATTTAAATTTATATAAAGAAGATTTAGAGACTGTAAATAAAGAATTAGAGAAGTTAAAAGAATATAAGGCGAATGAATTAAGAAGTAAAATCAGTGGTCAAATATCTGATATTTCAGATGATGTAAAGAAAGGTTATTCATCTGTATGGGGATTTATTACTGGATTATTTAGTGGTGGAACATATGCTTTATCGGATTTAATAAAAACTGGAAAGATAACAGGAGATAACTTTTTTGAACAATATGATAGTCTTAATAAAAGAATACAAGAGAATGGAAAACAAATACAAGAAGCTATTAAAAATGGAGATACAGATTTACAAAAAAGAGCGGAAGAATATGCTAAGTATTTGAATAAAGCAAAAGTACAAATGGAAACTAATGGAGCTGACCTTATTCAAGCATATAAAAATTTATATGATAGCCGTAATAGTGGAATTGTTTTAACTGAAAAAGAAGTTAAGGAGTTAGAACAATTAGGTTATAATATGGATGACTATAGAGAAAAGGTGGGTATGGTTTCTAAAGAAACAGAAATAAATACTGAGAGAACAAAAGAACAACAGAAAGCTATTGATGAGGTTAGAGAAGCAGAAGAAGCAGAAGGAGCAGAAGCAGAAAAGAGAATTTCTTCTCTTCAATATTCTAGTGATAGCATAAAAAGTTTGAATGAAGAAATAGATAATATGCAATCTGCATATGGAACTCTTACTTCCGCAATAGATGAATATAATTCTAGTGGTTCTCTTTCGATGGAAACACTTCAATCTCTTTTAGCTTTAGATGGAGATTATCTAAACTCTTTAGAACTGGTTAATGGTAAACTTCAAATAAATAAGCAAGTTCAAGAAGAACATGCTAAAAAAGTTCAACAAGATACTTTAGCATTAATAGAAAATGCAGCTATTGAGGATTTGAAAGCTATGGCTGCTGCTAAGTCTGGAGAAGCATCTAAATCCGCTGCCGAACAAATAGATAGGGCGGGTAAAGATGCAAAAAAAGCTGGAGAATATGCTGCTGAAGGAGCAAGTGGATTTTTGAAACTAGCTTCGGCTCAAGCTATGGTTAGTGGAAAGGCTTTAAGTCAAGAAGATACTGAAGCATGGGCAAAAAAATGGGCTAAAATGGCTGAAACAGCAACAAAAATAACATCAGGGATAAGTTTAGGAAGTAGTAAATTTACTGGTGGTTCTAAAACTTCTGGTTCCAAATCAAAGTCTTCAAAAGAAGTTTATAAACCAGAAATTGATGCACTTTACAAATATGAAAATGCTTTGGACAATGCTAAAGATGCTGTTGATAGACTAAATGATGCTCTTAAAAATACAGACAACTTTAATGAGAGAGAAAAATATTTAAATCAATTAATAAAAGCAACAAAAGACCAAATAAAAGCAACAAATAATTTAAAAAATGCACAAGTAGGACAAATAAATAATTATATAAAACAACTAAAGAAACAAGGATTTCAAATAAGTTATAATTCTAAAACAAATCAATTAAATATTAACAATATGGAAAGACTTGGTAAATTTACTGGAGATACTGCGAAAAACATTGAGAAAATGATAAAGAAAATCCAAGACTTAAATAAAGATAATAGAAGTCTTGATAGTTCTATAAGAGATTTAAATGCTGACATTTCAGACTTCAATGACCAAATAAAAGCATTACCAGAAGAAAAGTTAAAGAAGTTTAATGAGTTAATGGAAGAATTCCAACAAAGTAGGTTAGACCAAATTCAAAATGAAATAGAAGATATTCAACATGAAATGGAAAATGACCCAAGACTTAAAATGTTGGAAGAACAAATTGCAGCATTAGAAAAACAAAATGATGAATTAGATAGTCAAAAAGAACTTGAAGAAAAATTGTTAGCTGTAGAAGAAGCTAAAATCAAGTTACAAAATGCACAAAGACAAAAGACGCTTCAGGTGTATCGTGAAGGTCAAGGATTTGTTTATGAAGCAGACCCGGATGCAATAAAAGAGGCAGCTGACGAGTTACAGCAAGCACAAGATGATTTAAGTGACAAAGTAAAACAAGACCAGTTAGACCAACTTAATGCAGAAAAAGAAGCATTAGAGAATAGTTACCAAAGTAGAATTGATGCATTACAAGATTTCTTAACTGAACAAAATTATCTAATTGATAAAGCTAATAGAGAAGGAATACAAACATTTGAAGAATTACAAAAGAAAATGGCTGAATTTGGATTAGATAATGCTGAGAATTTAAAAACTGCAACTGATTGGCTTAATAACTATAACAAATCTTTGTCAGATTTAAATAAGACAGTAGGAAGCATATTATCTAGTAGTACGACTGCTACGGATGGATTGATTTATAGTTCTCAAACACAAGATAAAATAAATAGTGCATTATCTAGTATTATGCCAAAAATAGATAGTAATACAGGATTAACTTTAAGCAATGTAAGAGCTGAAACTACAGATAAAGATAGTAATACAGGCTCTATTTATATAAATTCTATTGAATTACCAAACGTTAAGGATATTGATGATTTTATTGCTGCATTGAAAGATTTGCCAAGAATGGCAAGTTCACAATCAACATTAAGAATATAGAAAGGAGAGAGAATATATGTCAAATTATAAAGAAGGCTTAGATAGCATTTTACAAGCTATTAACAATTTGATTACACCACAACTAGTTAGTTTAAAATATGATAAGACATTTAGAGGAAAAATAACTAGTATAATAGATAATGGTTTGTATGAAGTTCAAGTTAATGGAAGAAGTTATACACTTCCTTATGCAGGAACTTTACAAGTTGGAGATATAGTAAAAGTTAAATCTCCATTAAACAACTTTTCTGACATATATATAGAAGCTATTGGTGGTTCTGGTGGTGGAAGTACTACTACAGACTATAATGATTTAACGAGTAAACCTATATTAAATACTAACTACACTTCTTCTCTATCTTCTGATAGTAGTAAAATAATAAAAGGAACTATTGGATTACACAAAATTTCTAAAACAGGAAAATATAGTGACTTAATTGGAACACCTGATTTAGATTTTATTCCAAATTCAGAAAAAGGAGTAGCTGGAGGTGTTGCTACGTTAGATGAGAATAGCAAACTTCCAACTTCTCAATTACCAGGTGGAATTGTAACAGACCCTAATTATGTTCACACAGACAATAACTTTACAAATGCATTATTAACCAAATTAAATGGGATTGAAAGTGGAGCACAAGTTAATAAAATTGAGAGCATATCTAAAAATGGAGAGGCTTTAACTATAACAAACAAAAATGTAAACATAGAAGTTCCTACTAAATTGTCAGAACTTGAGAATGATAATAATACAGTTACAGATAAAGACTATGTCCATACTGACAATAATTTTACCAATGCTTTATTAACAAAATTGAATGGGATTGAGAGTGGGGCTGAAGTAAATGCAATTGCAGGAATTAAAACCAATGGAGTTTTACAGCCAATTGTGAATAAAATTGTAGATATAAGTATTCCTACTAAAACCAGTCAATTAACAAATGATAGTGGTTATATAGATAAAAATGTAGATGATTTAGCAAACTATTATACAGAAACGGAAATTAATGAGTTATTAAATAATAAGGCAGATAAATCTAGTGTACCAACAAAACTTAGTCAACTAAATAATGACACTGGATTTATTACCAATGCTGTAGACAATTTAACTAATTATTACTTAAAAAGTGAAACTTATACTAAAACAGAAGTAAATGATTTAATTGGACAAATAAAAACTATATCAATACAGGTTGTAGATACATTACCTACTACTGGAGAAAGTAATGTTATTTATTTAGTTCCAAAAGAAGGTTCTAAAGATGATATTTATAATGAATATATATGGGTAAATAATGCATGGGAACTAATAGGTTCAACTCAAATAGATTTAACAGGATATGCAACAGAAGATTGGGTAAATACTCAAATTGCAAATTTCTTGACAGAAAGTCAAATTACCCAGTTAATAAACAATTCTTTAGCTAATTATTATACCCAAGAACAAGTAAATAATTTGTTAGATAATAAAGCTGATAAAAGTTCAATTCCAACTAAAACAAGCGACCTAACTAATGATAGTGGATATATAACTAAGTCTGTAGATAATTTAGATAATTATTATACAGAGACAGAAATTAATAGTCTATTAGGTAATAAAGCAAATACTTCGGATATACCTACTAAAACAAGTCAGTTGACAAACGATAGTGGTTATATAGATAATACAGTAAATGATTTAGAAAATTATTACAAAAAAAATGAAACCTATAATCAAACTCAAGTTAATAATTTATTAAATAATAAGGCTGACAAAACAGAAATACCTACAAAAGTTAGTGAGCTTGAAAATGATAAAGGATATATTAGTGAAATTCCTGTTGCAAGTGCTACACAATTAGGTGGAATTAAAGTAGGAGACAACCTAGTTATAACAGAAGATGGAGTTCTTAGCTCTATTGGAGGAAGTACTGGAACAAGTGATTATAATGCATTATCAAACAAACCAGCTTTAAATACAGATAATTCTGTAGCATTAGAAGTAAATGCTCAAGAAGAAATTAGCGGTACTGTATCTTTGCATAAAGTGTCAAAAACTGGAAATTATAATGATTTATTAAACAAACCAAATATACCTTCTAAAACTAGCGACCTAACTAACGATAGTGGGTATATTACTAATACTGTAGATAATTTAACTAACTATTATAAAAAAGCAGAAACTTATAATCAGACTGAAATTGATAATCTTTTAGGGAATAAAGCGAATACTTCAGACATACCCACTAAAACCAGTCAATTAACGAATGACAGTGGTTATATTACTAATGAAGTAGATAATTTAACAAACTATTATACAGAAACAGAAGTAAATAATTTACTAAATAGTAAAGCCGATACTTCACAAATACCTACAAAGGTTAGTGAACTAGATAATGATACTGGTTTTATTACTAATTCTACTAATGAATTAACAAATTATTATAAAAAAACAGAGACTTATAATCAAACTGAAGTCAATAATCTTTTAGCAGATAAAGCTAATAAAAGTGATGTTCCTACTAAAACTAGTCAACTAACAAATGATGGTTCTGATGGAACAAATCCATTTATTAGTGAAATACCAATTGCAAGTAGTACGCAGCTAGGTGGAATTAAAGTTGGAAATAATTTAAGTATTGAAGCAGATGGAACTTTAAATGCTTCTGAGGGTGAGCAAAAGACACATAAATATAAAATATCAGGTAGCCCTATGAAGGAAGTATTGCCAGGTGGAAAAATAACCTTGCCTTGTACTTACAAGGTAGGAGCTGGAGTATTGGACATTTATTTTAATGGAGAATTATTGATATTAAGTGCTGATGCAGCTGGAAGCAATGGTCATTATTTAGAAGTAGGAACCACTGGAAGTATATCTAATGAGATACAATTAACAAATGATTGGGGCACAAGCTCAGATTATTATTTGGCGATAGTGGTAAGAGGAGAATATGGTAATCCTAATATAACTTTTAAAGTAGGTACTGCTCAATATCAAGCAGAAAAAGGAATGACTTTTAATGAATATACCAGCTCAAGTTATAATGTAGATGGTTTTTATGTTTATGGTGCTAACCATTATGTTTATACTGGAGATGGAAAAACTTTTTATCCACCAAGTGGAACGAACTTAGTAGTTGGAAGTGATACTATTATTAGTGGTGGAAATTATACTTTAAATGAAGGGTAAGGTGTAAAATATGGTACCATATAATCAACAATTAGATAAAGAAAAATTAGAAGCTTCAGATTTGGTAGCAGGTCAAAATATTACACTTAATAAAGTAGGAAAAACTGTTACTATAAATGCAATTGGTGGGTCTAGCAATGGTATTCCTATTGGCACAATTATGCAATATGCAGGGTTTGCTGCACCACAAGGCTATTTGCTTTGTGAAGGTCAAGCATTGTCAAAGACAGATTATGCAGAGCTTTATGCGATAATAGGAAATTATTTTGGCGGAACAGAAACTGAGTTTTATTTACCAGATTTAAGAGAGAGAGTACCTGTTGGAAGAAACAGTGCAAAAACGGATTATGCTTTAGGAGAAACAGGAGGTACGGCTACAGTAACTTTAACAATTGAACAAATGCCTTCTCATACGCATATCCAAAATAGTCACAATCATACTCAATCTGCACATAATCATGGATTAAATAGTCATACTCATAGCATACCTGCACATAGTCATGGACTTAATTCACATACTCATAGTTTTAGTGCTACTACTTCAACTAAAGAGTTAGAAGGAGCCTGGACATGTGTAGGTTACAAAACCCATACTGGAACTGGAATAGTTTCAAGAAACTATGTAAATGCTAATAGTAATTTTTCTAGTGGCTCAAATTTTGGTGGAATTGGATTTAGTATTAATGCATCACATAATCACACAGTAAGTGGAACAACTGGAGCAGCGAGTGGAAGCACTGCAAATTCAAGTGCTTTAACTTCTGGTGCTGCATCTGGAAATACTGCCAGTGTAACTGCTACAAACAATGCAACAACTGCTACTAACCAAGAGACTGGTGGTGGAAATGCACATAATAATATGCAACCTTATATTGTTTTGAATTATATAATAAAAGTAACAGAATAAGGAAAGGGTGAAATATAATGGCAGTTTTAAAATATAAAGACCCAGATACAGGAGAATTTAAAAGCTTAGATTTGGGGTCTATAGAAATAATAGATAATCTTGATAGTTCTGATATTGATAGTGCATTATCTGCTAATCAAGGAAGAGTATTAAATGAAAAATTTGCTAATTATTTGGATTTGTCTGGTGGCACTATAACTGGAGATTTAACGGTTAATAACCAGATATATATGAATGGAAATAAAGTTTTATCATTTGTAGTAACAGATAGTTGGGAATAAAAAAAATAGAAAGGAGAAGTGCGATATGAAAACTCTGAAAGCGTTGGGAGAGCATATATATATATATATATATATTGCAAAACACTTCTATTACAAAGAAAGGAGGCAAAAGTTATTTAATCAATTTTGCTTCCTTAAAGGAAAGGAGAGTGAACAATTAAGCACTCTCCGTGATGGAGCATGAACTATGCAGGTATTTTTAAAGATAAAGAAGGAAATGTGTATTATCCAGAGATAAGAAAAATAAGAAGTAATGACATTGTGTATTTTACACCAACTGCCTCAACAGTTTCAAATTATAATGGTTATGGAAACTGTTATTATTACAAGATTGGAAGTAGAGTTCATATACACATAGGTGTAAAAGTAGATACAACACAATCTGTGACAATATATATTTTACCTACACAATATCTTCCTATAACGGCTTTGGGCTGTGTGGGAATAGGGGCTAGTATGTCTACTTATACGACATTACAAATAACAGAAGGACGGAGGCTTAATTATATGTTCTTCATCTGGATATGCATTGATTGACTTTGAATATGACACATTGAACTAAAATGATATGACTTCTTTTGAGGTGGCTTAAAATAGATTAAATAATTAAAAATATATGAATTATAGTGGATATTTTGTAGATAAAGATGGAAATAGGTATTATACTAATCCTAGGCTTACAGGTGATAGAAATAGGGTTTATTTAATAGGAGCAATGAATGCTAATCCTAGTGGGTCTGGAAGTGCAGGACATTTGGTATTATATCTGAATAATATGGACTTTTATGACCACCAAATTGCGGGATTTGTTAATATTGACAAAACTGGAAAAATAGTAATATCAACAATAGTTCCATGGAATTTGAGTTCGTTCAAAAAGGTTTTTTACACTTATTCAGATGGAAATAAATTTTACATTTTTATAGAGGCACCAAATTATAATGATAGTTGGTATGTGGAGATAATAAGTAAATCAAATACTAGTCTTTATAACCAAAGTTTTTCTCCTACTGAGTTCAAAGAATATGTAAAGAATATGACTTTAATATCTAGTGCATAGTTCAAGTGCTTTAAAAAATTATGAATTATAGTGGATATTTAACAGATAAAGATGGGAATAAATATTGCCCTAATTGGTTTGGGCTATATTTAACTTCAGAGAATGTAAATGTTTTAAATAATATAAAAGGCTTTATGCCTTTAGTGTTTGGAGATAATATAACACTTGGTGATATAACTATACCATTATATTCAAAGGGTATGTTAATGACTTACAATTCTAATGATGCTGCAGTGATTGCAGTTAGCTCAACAGGAGTTTTATATACAGTTTTTAGAAATAATGTAAGGTGGCAAAACGGGAAAAAATGGGAAAATATTAAAACAAGCTTTCCAACACTTCTTAATGGTTGGACAGAATATATTGCAAATGCAAATAAAATAGAGAAAAATAATGATATTGTTACATTAACATTAAGTTTAAAGTCGGGAACGGCTCGAGAAATTTGTCAATTACCAGTGGGTTTTAGACCTAAACAATATGGTTATTATCCTATTACAAATCTAACAAAAAGAGAAGCAAGTGTTTTTACTATTTCAGCCAGTGGGTGGATAGTGCTTGAAAATCCAGACGTTGGAAATACTGTTTTTGCAAATGTGTCTTTTATAGCTGAAAATTAAATATAAAAAAAAGAAAGGAGAAGATAAATGGCGATACAACAATTAACACAACCAATATTGAACCCTATTGCTGCATTTGATGCAACTCAAGACCATACAATTACATTTGTTGTAATAGGTGGAGCTCAAGTAGTAGCCAACAAACTAATTATTCAAGATAACCAAACAGGAAGTGAAATATATAACGATACTGAAAGTACATTAAAATTAGAACATGTAATTCCTGCTGGTACTTTAACTAATGGTGGCTATTATAATGCTGTTATTCAAACATTGGATAATGCTAATAATTTAAGTTCTCCTAGTACGGCTGTACCATTTTATTGTTACAGTCAACCAACATTAACAATTAATAATATACCTAGTAGTGAAACTATCGAGAATGGAACTTATACATTTGAAGGTAGTTATGCTCAAGCAGAAGGAGAATTATTAAATAGTTATCAATTTACATTATATAATAGTAATAAAGAAGTGTTAAGTCAAACACCTTTAATCTATTATGAGACAGATAGTTCATTAGCTTATACCTTTGTAGGTATGTCTAATGATACTGCTTATTATATAGAATTATCTGGGCATACCGTTAATAACACAGCTATAAGTACAGGATTGATTTATTTTACAGTAAGATATATTCAACCAGCTTCATTTGCTATATGTGATTTAGTTAATGATTGCAAAGATGGATATATACAAATATCTAGTAATATAGTAGCTATTGATGGTGTATCTAATCCAGACCCACCTATATATATAGATGACAAAGAAGTAGATTTGACTGACCCTGATAGTTGGGTTAGGTGGAACTCAGGGTTTAGAATAAAAGATGATTTTACAATGAGAGCATGGGGAAGAAATTTTAATGAAAATCAAAATATTATAACATTAACAAATGATATAAATACGGAGGCAAATCCTAATAAAATTGAATTAAAATGGATGACTACAGATAAGTCACAAGAGAGTGTGAAGGCTTATGTATTATTGAAGTGTTGGAATGCTAATACAATGCCTTATGTAATTCATAGTAATTATATAGCTATTCCAGAAAACACAGATAACATATTTATTTGGGTAAGAAGGAATAAAAATATATTTGATTTAAAAATAGAAAATTTAACGAAAGGGGAATAGTGGTATATGATATTTTTAGGATATAATTTTTTACAAGACAAGTATTGTTGGCAACCAGTTCCAACTAATTTAGTAAATATAGAAGATATTACTATTAAAAATGGAATTTATGACCATTTTAATATTACTAAAGATGTAAATTTCCCATATATCACTGATATTCCTGGAGCATGGGATTTACAAACTCAGTTAGATGCTGATTTTAATGGAAGCATCAATGCTGGTAATATAGATTATGTTGTAAGTTCTATTAGTAGTATTAGAGTAAAAAGAAGAAAAAAAGGAACTTTTGACTGGTATACATTATTTGATATTCCTATTGAAAAAGCTGAAGATGTTGATTTTGTAAGATATGATTATTTAGCACAAAATAATGTAGAATATGAATATGCTATAGTTCCAGTTATTGGAAATGTTGATGGTGAATATTCTATAAATAGTATAAAATCTGAATTTTATGGAATATTTATTACCGATGGAACTTCTTCTTATAAATTTAAGGAAAATGCTACTTATTCAAATAATGAAAGAGTTCACTTGACTGCAACTTATGAGCCATATGGAAGTAAGTATCCTATTGTTATTTCTAATGGTCAACTAAGTTATGATAAAGGAACTGTTGGTGGAACTATTATTGTATTAACAGCAGATGAACAATTAGACAGAGAGGCTACTATTAATAGATTAAATGCAATAAAAGAATTTTTAACAACTCCATCTGCAAAAATATTAAAAGATTTCAATGGAAATATATGGTTGGTAACATTAAGTGATAATTTACCACTTACTTATTACTCTGAAGTTGGAATGGGATTTGCAAGAGTAGACTTCAATTGGAGTGAAATTGGAGATGCTGGAGATGGAACAGATTTATATAATAGTAATTTAATTTATGCAGCTAATTAGAAATGGAGGTGTTTAAATGGCAGTAATTCCTACACAGACCGATTATGAGTTGTCTCAATTAAAAGTAAGAAATAATAAATTAAAAGTTGAAGTTTTAAATTTTAACTTTCAAACTATAGATTTAATAGAAGGAAATGTTATTGAAGGAAGTATAAGCATAGATGCTACTGCTGATATAAGAAGAACATGCTCTGTTTCTTTAGTTCCTAATAAGAAATATCAAACTATCTCTGAAGGTGGAGAATTTTGGTTAGATAAATACATTAAAGTATATGTTGGAACAGACAATCCTAGAGCTAATGGTAAAACTGAATGGTGGAACTTAGGCATATTTATGATAAATAATCCTAATAGAGTGTATAATGCAACTACTAATACAATATCTTTTGAAGGACTAGATTTAATGGCAAAACTTACAGGGAGAAGAAATGGACAATTACCAGATATACCAACTTTAGTGCCTGTAGGTAGTAAGATAGCTAATGTAGTTAGATATGCAATAACTCAGTTAGGTGGGTTTAGTAATTATGTAATAGAAGATGAGGGGCTGATAGTTCCTTATGAGATAAAGAAAGATGTGGGTTCTACTGTATATGATTTATTAGTAGAGCTTAGAGATATATATTCTAACTGGGAAATGTTTTTTGATACAAATGGAGTATTTCATTGGCAAAAAATTCCTAGTGGGGAAGATGAAGCTGTTGTATTAGATTTTGACCAACTAAGCCAGCCTATTATAATTAGTGATAGTTTAGATGTAGATTTTGAAAATGTTAAGAATAACATAATTATAAGGGGAAGATTATTAGACAATGGCTATCAGGTTACAGCAACGGCTACTGATACAATGATAGATAGCCCATATAATGTAAATAAAATAGGCAGAATTAACTATATAGTAGATGACGAAAGAATATATAATGATGATTTAGCACAACAAAGAGCTAAATATGAACTATTTTTACATGCAAGAATGAATGATGCCATTGTACTAGAAATTGTACCAACTTATTGGTTGAATGATGTAAATGTAAAAATTAATTATACAAATAAGAAAATAGGAATTGAAGGAGAATATTTAATTAAAACATTAGAAATTCCTTTAGGAATAGGTAATAATATGACTATCAATGCTATAAAAGTATATCCAGAAGAGCCAACTGCTCCTACTACTTTGGTAAGTGAATATCCTTGTACTGGTTTATATTATTCTTCAACTCAAGCTCAATTCCCATATTTATATGAATAAAGGAGGAAAAATATATGGCATATGTTAAACAAGTATGGACTGATAGACAAGTTGAAAAACCATTAACATTTAATTCTACAACAAATGCAGATGGGACTATTACATTAAGCCCAGCTCCTGGTAAAATTACTCAGGCTGGTACATTGGTGACAGCTGACAGAATGAACCATATAGAAGATGGGATTGGTAGCTTAGATAGTTCTGTATCTGATTTAAGTAATACTGTAGGTACTTTATCAACTCAAGTTAATAACAGTAAGTTAAAAGGAGATTTTGTGGTTTTAACAGGAACTTTAAATGCAGATAATTCAACAACTATTAGTTATCCAGCTGGATTTAATGCTGATAATACTGCAATATTGAATGTTTCTTTCCATTATAAGTCTGATAGTTCTAAATGGGGTATGGGCTCTATTTTTAATAGTTCTTCTTATGTATTAGGTGAACTTCCTTATAGACTTACTCTTGGGAATGATAACATAAATCTTCAAATAAGAAATATAATAGTAACTGGAACTAATGGAGATGCTACAGTAAGTGTTTATCCAATAACTTCTAATTTCCAATATAGAATAGTTTTAATGAAAATAAGTTAATAAGAAAGGAGAACAACATGTCGGTTTTATATCCAGATTTAGATTTTACAACCTTTCCTAATGCTTTAGATAATATTTCTTTAAAAAGTAATATTACAAATACTACAGATGCACAATTAGTTGGACAAATACAAAATGCTATTCTCGCAGGAGATTTTTCAAATGCGGCAGCTATTTTAAATGTAAATCCACAATTAAATGGAAAGATTTTTAATGCTAATGATTATGACCAAATTAGAGATGCAATTTTAGCATTGGAAAGGTTTTATAAAAATGATATTTCTACTTATATTGCGAGTAAACAGTCAGAATGGCAAGCAAATATAGATAGATTTAATTTTAAGGGTGTTTATAGTTTAACAACCCAATATTACCAAAACAATATGGTAAATTATACGACTGCTGAAGGAACTTTTTTATATTTATGTATTAAACAACCAGAAACAGGTGTTCTACCTACTGATACAAATTATTGGAGAGTATTAACTCTTAGAGGCGAAAGAGGATTATCAGGAGAAGGATTGTCTTTTGCATGGGTATGGGATAGTAATACTGAATATAACTTAAATGATGTAGTTGTATATGGAAACAAATGGTGGGCTGCTACTCAAGTTAATAGGGGGCAACAGCCACAAGCAGGAACAGCTTATTGGCAAGAGATTTTAACAGCTTTACCTGCAATACAGATACCAGTAACGGCAACACAACCAACTGACCAAACAATTGGAGACCAATGGTATCAAGTAATATAGAAAGGAGGATAATATATGGCAGACGCAAGTATTATTGAATTGTTAGATGATATGCATTTAAGTAGTCAATCTAAATTCTCTGATTATTATTATGCAATGCAATCTAATAATATTTCTTATGCTAATACTATTCTTAATGATAATCCAGAGCTTAAAAATCAAATGATAATTGCTCAAAATGTTAATAGTTTAATAGAAGGTGTAAATGAGAGAGAATTAGAACCAATAACAGATATAGATTATTATTTACAAGATTTATTAAATCAATTTCAAGATATGATTAATAATACAAAAATTATGGGACAATTTGATAGTTCTTTACAATATTATCCTCATAATTTCGTATATTATCAAGGAAAAGGTTATTATGCCTTTGCTCAGCCACCTTTAGGAACTTTGCCAACTGATATTCAATATTGGATAGAATATGACATTAAAGGATTACAAGGTTATGGTGGTATAGATTTAAATTTAAGATATAATTGGGATAATAGTTTAAATTATAAAGTAGGAGATGTTGTAGTATATAAGAACAGACTATGGTATGCTTTAGCTGATAATGCTGGAACTGTCCCTAATTTAAATCATTATCCTTGGGTAATAATTTCATTACCACAAATGCCAAATAGAACTCCTATACAAAAAGCCATGCCACAAAGTGGATATTCTACTGGAGATTTTTGGTTTCAAATTACAGAAGGAGAAGAAGTAATTACTACTACATGGGGTATTAGACAAAGTGAAGCAACTCCTAGATTTTCTAGTGGTGCTTTTACTATAGGAGATAATATATATGTAGTTGGTGGAATTTTACCTAACTTTTCTTTAAGTAATAAAAATGAAATGTATGATACTTTAACAGGAACTTGGTCAGAAAAGGCAAGTTTAAGCTCAGATAGAGCAAGATTTGGCTATTTCTCTATAGGAAATAATGGTTATATTGTAGGAGGATTAACAGATAATGGAGTTGTAACAGATAAAGTTGAAAGTTATAACCCTACAACAAATACATGGACTACAAAAGCAAGTTTACCAATAAAAATGATTATAGATGCTGTTAGTGATGAGACTTATGGATATGTTTTTGGTGGAGTAAATGAAAATGGGCAAATAGTTCCTACAAGTTATATATATAATCCAACTCAAGATACATGGACAGCTATTAGTGATAAGCCAACTGCTACAAGGGGACATTCTTTAGTTTATGCAAATGGTTTTATATATGCAATAGGTGGAATAAATTCTTTAGAGGAAACAGTTGGAAATGTAGAAGTATATGACATAACAACTAAAACTTATTCTACTAAAGCTAATATGATTACTCCTAGAAGTTATTTAGGAACATTTCATAAGGCTGGAATAATTTATGCTGTAGGTGGCTTGAATAACGACTGGTATAGCTTAGATATAAATGAAAAATTTAATATAGAAGAAAATCAATGGGAAGCTGATATGCCTATGAACTATCCTAGAAGTAGCTTAACAACGGCTGTATCTGGAAATAAAGCTTATGCGATAGGTGGTATAGATATAGGAACTTCTACAGTAGGTGGATACAATGAAGAATATGGTATAAAAGATATTCCTTCTAGTTTTGAAATGACTGTCGATTTACAAGATGGATTAGATTTTGGAATTAAAACAAATGCAAGCTCTACAAATAACTTTTATATTGATTGGGGAGATAGTACAGAAAGTGATATAATAACAACTTCAAATATAGAAGTTAATCATACTTATACTGAAACAGGAGAATATATAGTTAAAATTATAGGCAATACTACTGGATTTAAGATTAATAAAGGAAACAAAAACTTGAAATCTGTAGACAAATGCATTTTAAGTTTTACAAGTATAGACAGTATGTTTATGAATTGTTCAAATTTAATTTCTATACCAACTGGAATTTTTGATAATTCTCCTACTGTTGTAAGTGCAATAAATGTTTTTTCTGGATGTAATAATTTAAAAATTATTCCAGCTGGATTATTTGACCAAAATATTAATATTACTAGTTTTTCTTCTACTTTTAGTAATACAGGTATAACTTCTATTCCTAATGGTTTGTTTAATAGAAATAATTTAGTTACAAGTTTTGTCGCATGTTTTTCTGGTTGTTCAAATTTGACTGTTATTCCTGAAAAATTATTTGATTATAATATCAAGGTTACAGATTTTAGTAGATGTTTTAGTGGTTGTAGAAATTTGGAAACAATTCCTGATAATTTATTTGTTAATAATTCTTATTGTGAAAATTATTCTTACACATTTGAAAGTTGTTCTAAACTTAAAGGTACATTTAGAGATATATTTAAAAATGCAATTGCAGCAAAAAAATTTACCAGTTTATTTGCTGAATGTACTTCTTTAGATAGTCTTCCAGATGGACTATTTCAAGATGCTGTTAATGCGACAGACTATACTAATGTATTTGCTAATACACAAATTGAGATAATTCCTGATTATACTTTTAATGGAAATAATGCAACATTTACCCTACCTTTAAGTCAAATACAAAATATAGGAAATTATGGAATGAATGGTTTAAATATTCCACAAAAATATTTTAAAGATAGTGTAGTAAATTATATTGGAAGTTTTATATTCAGTGATAATATAACAGATTACACATCTATGTTTGAAGGGGCTTCTAAATTATCTACCATAGAAAAACAAGATTTTTCTAATGTTACAGCTTTGGATAATATATTTACTGGATGTACTTTGTTAAAAACTGTTGGTGGATTTTTTAATAAAGAAACAAATGAACCTGCTTTAAAAAAAAGTATTTCGTTTATTGATTGTCCTTTAGACAGTACTTCGGTTCATAATATTAAAGATAGTTTAATAACATTAACATCTTCAACTACACAAAGTTTAGAGTTTAATTCTAATAGTTTAAATTATTTAACAGATGCAGAAAAGTATGCTATAATTAATAAATATTGGACTTTGCCAGGTTGGAATAAACCAACTATAACTTCAACTTTAGCAGAACAAATAGTACAAGAAATATATGGAGAAGAAGGATATACTTATACTCAATCTATGTATGAAACGGGTCTTTACTTTGAAGTAGATTTAATAAATAGTCAAACAACAGCTGTAATTATGAGATATTATGTTGATAAAACAACTGGTTTGGTATATGAAGTTGGAGAAGAACCAACAAAAGAATATAGAGCTATCATAACAGATAATGCTCAAACAGATGCTGCTGTATATATATCAAAAGGAGCAGATAATGACCCTAATGGTCAAGTATTAAAGAATTATATTGCAAATAATAATGTTCTTAAAATGGATGTTTATAATACAGAAAATTTAATTAACTTAGACCAAACATTTAAAGGTTTGACAAAATTACAAGAATTGACAATAAGAAACAGTAAAAATGTAACTTCTTTTAGCCAAGCTTTTGCTGGTTGTACTGCTTTAACTACTGTAAAATTAGATACTGATAGTGCTACTACATTTGAAAATATGTTTACAGGTTGTTTAGCATTATCAAGTTTTAAAGGTGTAACTTCTAATACAATCAATACTTCTAATATAACAAATATGAGAAGAATGTTTTATGGTTGTGTTTCAATGGGGGGAGCGTACGGTCAAAGTTATCCTGTATTTTCGGATACCAGCAAAGTAACAACTATGGAAGAAATGTTTGTTGAAAATAATATGGAAGCATTAAGTGATGGCGGAAGTATAGATATGTCAAACGTAACAAATGCAAGCAAAATGTTTGCAGATTGTACTTCTTTAATGGTTGTTTCTATATCTAATGTAGAAAAAATACAAAATGCTTCTTATATGTTCTCTCATTGTGAAAACTTGAGAGAAAATAGAGTAGGAACATTAACATTTTCTAACTGTACTAATGCTACAGGTATGTTCCAGTACACTGGGTTTAATAGTATTCCTACTAGTGTTAGTTTACCTAAAGCAACGAATATGTCTTATATTTTTGCAGGTTGTACAAATTTAGGAAGTTTGAAAGGTGGATTTTTCCCAAGTACAGTTCAAAATGTAAGCAATGCTTTTCAAGGTTGTACTTCTTTAGTAAATATGCCTAGCGATATAAAGACTGTATTTGGTTCTAATAACAATTTAACAAATGTATCATATTTATTTGATGGTTGTACTGCTCTTAAACAAGTTGGAGAACATTTTATATTTAAATATGTCGAAGACCCAGAATTAGGATATGACCTTCAATTGGATAGTGCCTTGTTAGACAAACAATTATTTAGAAATTGTCCAAATATTACAGATATGTCTTATATGTTTAGAAATTGTAAAAATCTTGGAAATGTTAATATAACTACGGTTGCTGGTACTCAAACAATAGGAATACCTACAGGTTTCTTCTATTGGTGTCCTAAAGTTACTACTATATCACATGTGTTTGATGGCTGTACAAATATTTTAAATCATTTGTATAATGGAATAAATAATTATTTGTTTGCTAAGAATACAGAATTGACGGATGTTTCTTATGCATTTGCAAATTCAAGCTTCGGTGCTTTAATAGATAGTACGGATGAAGTTTCTGGAGGGCAAGTATTTGGAAAATGTACTAAAATACAAAATGCAAAATATTTATTTACTAACGCAACAGCTTCTTATAATAATGAATATACTTCTCCATGTTTTATCTATAATAGTAAAGCATTGACAAATATAGAAGGAATGTACAGTGGATTTAAATCTGCAATGAGAATACCAGATATGAATGTTGATTATGTTCCTACCACTATGGATTGGAGTAAGCTAAATACTATTATTCCAAATTTACAAACTTGTAATTCATTCTTCGCAAATTGTAGTTTGTTAGAAGGAGATACAGATACAGCAAATGTTTTAACAGTAATTAATTCACTAAATAGTATAAGTTCCTTAACTAACCACGAAGCTGCATTTAGAAATTGTACAAAATTACCAAATTATAGTAGTATTCCAAGTGGATGGAAATAAAATAAAAGGGAATTGAAATATATTCCCTTTTTTATAAAAGGAGAGATAATAATGATAGATGTGAATTCTATTTTACAATATATAACAGACCAAGGTGGAACTAGTTCTACTTTGGAGATAGAGAATTTAATTTCCCAAATAGATAGAGAACCAATAAGAGAAATTCAAGCCAAAAGATTTAGATATGAAGTTTGGGATAAAAAGAAATATATTAATGGAGTTTCTCCAAAAGAAATAATTAAAAACAGAACTTATAAGATTGACAGGGCTTTTTTAATTTACATTGACAATTCATTGGTATATTTTCAAGACCATAAACCTGGTAAAAAGGGTTATGAAAAAATAAACAAAAAAGAAGCTAGTGAAATAGCTGAAGATTTTATGAATAAAAGAATTGAAGAAAATGTAGATAATATAATTGTTGAAAAAGTTATAAATAAAATATTATCTAAATAGAAAGGAAGGATTATAAATGGCAAAAAATATTATTATGCAAGTTTTAACTTCAGCAGGATATGAACCTATGTATCCATTTAATCCTGCTATGATTTTAAATGCAACATTTTTAGGTACTAGTACATCACAACAATACAATTTAAGCATTACTGGTATTACCGTTCCTTTAACAAATGTAGTAGGTAATAATATGGGTATTATAGCTTTTATACCAACAGTTGAGAATGAAAGTGGACTTACTTTGTCTATAAATGGAGATACTGCAAAGCCAGTAGTATATGCAGATGGTACAGAATTAGAAGGTGGTATATTAACAGCTAATTCATTTGTGTATTTAAAATATCAAAATGATAAATTTTATTTATTATTAGGTAAAGACCAACTTGGATTATCTAATGTAGATAACACTTCAGATTTGAATAAACCTATATCTGTTGCTATGCAAAATGCTTTAAACAATAAATTAAATATTCCACAATATATACCAAGTAATTCTAACTTAAATACTTATCAAACTGCTGGTATGTATTATAATCCTGCTAATGCAGAAGTTGCAACTATGTCAAATACTCCAACAAAATTATCTTTCTCATTATTTGTAGAAAGACATTCTGGAGTAAAGCAAACACTTACGGCTTATCAAAGTTCAGGAGTTCAAACATGGGTAAGAAACTTCTATAATGGTACTTGGGGAAGCTGGGTACAAGTAGGAATGGTTTACTCTGGAGTTTCAGCTCCTAGTCCTAGCTTAGGATTAGATGGAAATCTTTATGTTAAAATTGAAAGTTAAAGGGGTGTATATAAATGGCAGATATAACATATACTAATACTACAGACCCAGATATGAAAATAGATATAAATTTTTCTTCTAGTAGAAATAAAGATAAAGTAACTGTTACAGCAAAAATAGTAGAAAAATTTGTTAATGAATATGGTTATGGTTGGTTAGGAACTGGTTGGACACTAACATTTTATATGACTATTGGTAGTCAAAAAAATAGTGTGGTTATAAAAGACAAGAATTCTTGGGAAAATTCTAAGGAACATTCAAGAACAAAATATTGTTCTTTAACTTTTACCAGTACGAGTAATACTGCTACTGTAAAATGTGAAATATTAGGTACTCTAGGATATACAGCAGGAACTATGCCTTCTAGGTCTAAGACTATTTCTATTTCTTCTTTTTCTGCTCCAACTGCACCCACTTGGATTAGTATTAATCCAAACCCTTGTAATGTAAACTCAAAACCAATAATTACTTGGGGTGGAGCTAAAGCTGGAAGTATGGGAGTGTTACAATATGATTTACAAATTAGGTCTACAAAGCCAAGTGGAGCTTGGACAGATTGGGTAAGTTTACTTTCTGCTAATTCTGGAACCTCTTATACTAATCCTGTTCTTAATAGTATGAATATTTCTGGTCAGCCAGTGTTTTATGGAGTAAAATATCAATATAGAGTTCGTTCTTGGGATGGAACATATACGAACTCTGTGTGGTTAAATTCTAGTGAATTACAAGTTGGATTTGTAGCTCCTTCTCCTCCATCTTCTTTTACATGGGGTTCTACAAGTGTAAAAAAAGGAGATAGATTTTCTGTTAGTTGGTCTGGAGCTAGTGGTGGTTCTGGTTCTATTAGTAAATATCAAGCTCAATTTTTATATTATACTAAAGCTACTGGAGCATGGACAAATGTAGGGATTATATATACTGGAAGTAGTGCTTCTTGTAGTGGGTCTTTAGCTACCTTATTTCCAAATGCTAAGAATGGAGATAGGATTACAGT